ATGGGGAGGAATAGCATGGAACAAAAGAAAATGGAAACAAAGGAATGCCTCGTGCAACCGAAGATTGCTTCTAAGATACTGGAGCTGAATCAGGAACATGGGTTGCCCGTGAACATAGTCGTGGGTGGTGTCATTGAGGGCCTGAAGAAACTGACTTTTGAATATGAGCTGATTGACCATCATCTCGTGGCATGGCTTATCAATAAAGGTACGGCTTATTATACGGGTCTTCCCTATGAGGAGATAATGGACGACGATGATTAAACAACAGACCATAGACAGGGTTCTGGACTGCTGCAACATCCTCGATGTGGTGGGCGATTACGTCACGCTGAAGAAACGCGGCGTGAGGTACTTCGCCTGCTGCCCCTTCCATTCAGAGAAGACGGCTTCGTTTGCTGTGTTCCCCGAGACGGGCACTTACAAGTGCTTCGGCTGCGGGGAACAAGGTAACAGTGTGGGCTTTCTCATGAAGCATGAGAATATGACCTACCCCGAGGCCATCCGCACACTGGCGAAGAAATACAATATCGAAATTGAAGAATCGGAGCCATCTGCAGAGGAACAGGAAACACAGCGCAAGAAGGAAGCGATGTGGATTGCACACGACCTTCTTGCCAAGGAGTACCAGCGGCAGTTGCTAAGCCATAAAGCAGCACGCGATTATGCCTACCAACGATGGGGCAAGGAATACTGCGAGCTTCGGGGTGTCGGGTACTGCCCTGCAGATGCGCACCTCGTCGATGCGGTGCATATCGCTCCAGAGGTGGCAGAGGAGCTGCACCTGAAGAATCGTGGAGGATTTGATTTCTTCTGTGGCCGTATTACCATTCCCATCCGTGACAGACAGCAGCATATCATCGGCTTCACGGCACGGGCTTTCGACGATGCTTCTCAGGCTAAGTATATGAACAGCAAGGATAGTCTCATATACAACAAGTCGAAGTCTGTATTCGGCATCGATACGGCGTGGCGTGAAGCAGCACGGACGGAAAGGTTCTACCTCGTGGAAGGAGCACCGGATTGTATGCGGCTTCAGAGCATAGGCATTCATAATACGGTGGCTCCATTAGGTACAGCATGGACGGAGGAACACTTTACCCTGCTGAAACGCTGTGCCTCGCATCTGTGCTTCTTGCCGGATGCTGACCCACCCAAGCCAAACGAGCGTTTTGGTCCTGGCATCAAAGCAGTGATGAAGTCCGGAGAGCTGGCCATGCGACACGGGTTCTCGGTGTCAGTGAAGCAGATTCCCGTCACGGAGGAGAAACAGGATCCTGATACGTTCTGCACAAGCCGGAATATCTTTGCTTCTATCGAGGAGCAGGACTTCATCCTCTGGCTGGCGGCCTATCTCTTTGAGGAGGGCATGACCACGGAGCAGCAGGGTAAGGTCATCAAGCAGGTGGCTTCGCTCATGGCACTCATCGAGGATGACACCACGATTGAGATGTATATCGCCCAGCTGACACGCTTTGCTGCAGGGAAGTCGATGTGGAAGAAGGCGGTGGACAAGCAGCGGAAAGCAGCTGCAGAGGAGGAAGAGAAGGCAAAGGCGGAAAAGGACTCTGCCCTTTACCGGCAGTTCGGCTTCAACGTAGAGAAGGATAAGTACTACTACTCGATCTCTGAGAATGGCGGCTACTTCGAGTGGAGCAATTTCACAATGACTCCGCTTTTCCACATCAAGGACAGCGTCAATCCGAAGCGTATCTATAAGCTGAAGAATGTATTCGGAACGGAAGAGCTTATAGAAATGAAGCAGGAGGACCTGGTTTCTATCGCTAAGTTCAAGCAGCGCATCGAGGGATTGGGTAATTTCCTGTGGAAGGCCACGGAGCGCGAACTGACAAAACTGAAGGCGTTCCTGTATGAGAAGACGGAAACGGCCATCATGATTACGCAGCTTGGATGGCAGCGGCAAGGATTCTATGCTTTCGGCAATGGCATCTTCCATGACGGACGCTTCCTGAAAGTGGATGACTTCGGCATCGTGCGCATCAAAGATAAGGGGAATTTCTACCTCCCTGCGAACTCGAAGATTTACCGCGACGACATCAAACTGTTTCAGTTTGAGCGTCGCTTTATTCATATTGGGTACTCTTCGGTGCCGCTACGGCAGTTTACCGACCAACTGTTTAAGGTGTTCGGGAATAACGGACGCGTGGGGTTCCTCTTCCTCTTGGCTACGCTGTTCAGGGATGTGGTGACACGCTCCACACGCTCATTCCCTATCCTGAATCTTTTCGGCCCGAAGGGTTCGGGTAAGTCGGAGCTGGGCCACACGCTGATGTCGTTCTTCATCATCGAGAACGTACCGCCGAACATCCAGAACTCGACACTGCCGGCACTTAATGATACGGTGGCAGCGGTGGCGAATGCCTTGGTCCATATTGATGAGTACAAAAATAACCTGGACATCAACAAGCATGAGTTTCTGAAAGGCTTGTGGGATGGTACTGGACGCACACGCATGAATATGGACTTGGACAAGAAGAAAGAGACTACTTCTGTCGATGCGGGTATCATCCTCTCCGGTCAGGAGATGCCAACGGCGGACATCGCGCTATTCTCGCGTCTCATCTTCCTGTCGTTCTCTACTTCTACATTCTCGAACGAGGAGAAGAAGAATTATCAGGAGCTGAAGAATATACGCCAGCAAGGGATGTCTCATCTGACACTGGAAATCCTGAAACTACGCCACAAGATTGAAGCGGACTTCCCGGCCATCTACCAAAGGACGATGGACGAGGTTTCAGCACAGCTGGCTGACCTCGTGATAGAAGACCGCATCCTTCTGAACTGGGTGGCGCCGTTGGCGGTGTTCCACTGCCTGGAAACAGACCTTGATACATCACTCTCCTATAAGCAGATGCTGGAGATCTGCGTCGAGGGTATCAAGTTCCAAAATGCTCAGTGCAAGCAGAACAATGAACTGGCGGCGTTCTGGAACATGGTGCAGTATCTGATGAGCGAAGGGGAAATCATTGAAGGTGGCGACTTCCGTATAGAATACGTGCGCCACCTGAAGACAAACATCGCTAACGTGAACTGGAGCGAGACACGCCCCGTTCTCTATATTCAGAAGACACGCCTGTTCATGTTATATAAGAAGAACGGCAAGGCAGTTGGTGACACGCTGCTGCCGGAGGGGTCACTGAAATACTACCTCGAACACTGCCGCGAATATCTCGGTGAGAAGCCGGGCATTCGCTACAAGGTGTATCACCATGGCATCCTGCAATACCAAAAAGTGGGAGAACAAAGCAAGGAGGCTTCCACGGTGCAACGGTCGTACTGCTTCGACTACCGAATGCTGGCCGAGTCATTTAACATCAACCTGGAGCGTGCGTCGGACAATGCAGAGGACACGGCACACAAGGAAGATGAGGAAGATGCTAACCCCCAACAAGGGGAATTGCCGTTTTGAAAGGTTAAACAATATATATAGTCAATGATTTTGTAAGTCATCATCGCAGTACTCAAAGGCTTTCTTTTCATACTGCAAGGCAACCACCTGTCGGGAGACACGTGGTTGTTTTTTTGTTTTTGCGCTCTGCGAATTTTGGGATAGAAAAGTATGCAACATTTACAACAAATGCAACATACTATAAACAAAGGAGTTGGATGCTTTTATCACAGCAACATCTTGCAACATTTCGCAACAAAACTCCGGCTTTGCAACAAATGGGGATATTCTGCAACATTGTTTTGGGATTGTTGCAGAATTTATTCTTTCTATCTTATTGTTTATCAATAGAATAGAAAGCAAAGCCGTTTGTTGCGCTTGTTGCAGCTCAAAAGGTGTCTCGTGCGCGAGGAATTATTTTTTCCATTTCTACACCTCAAATCTCTTTGCCCATAGCCTTTATTCATGCCTGCCCTCTCGTTGTCACAGCTGATGTGCAATCTACCACACTGCCCTGCTTCGCACTTTCCAGTAGTCATGCCAAGGGGTTTCGTAGGCTTCCGTCATCGGCTGCGCTCATTCAGCATCCTCCATTTGCCCTCACAGAGATACAGCCTCTATCTTGCAGCACTGGCTTCATCGGCACGGACGGCAAGAGTGGTATCGTAACACCGAAACTGCCCTGCACCTACTACCTAATTTAATATACGCGCACGCGCACACACGCCCATCCACGTTATATAGCCTATCTCCTTATGGCATCTTTCACGCCATTCTCGGCGGTTCTCCTGGCTGCAAGCGGTCTGGGAACACATCTTGCTTCATTTCGCTCTTTAGTTTTGATTTCATGTCATACGTCCCCGAACGAGCCGGTAACATCATTTTCCGCTGCAAATTTAATGCGAGCCGTTTACGCCCAATACCAGTGCCTTATTTGCTGGCACAAAATCACAACACGCTTTCCTGATTTACTGCATAAATAAGGTTTTTCGTGATTTTGCTGGCAAATTCTTGGTTGTCTCTTTCCTCGCTAAATTCTTTAGGCACCGTAAAATAATCTTCCCTTCGGGGCATGTATAACAATCAAATTCTAAAGAAATGAAAGATTTAGTTTCCATTCAGACAGCTTCTCAGCAAGCACAGGAAGAACAGCCGATGGCTGAGGTGATGACATTACAGGAGATATTGGATGCCTACGGCTCCGAACTCGATGGTTCCCCGAGTGTTTATTGCGGCACGTATCGCAAGTATAACGAAGGTAGTATCTTCGGTGCATGGCTGGACATAGCCAAGTTCGATAGCTACGATGAATTTATTGATGTATGCCGTCAGCTTCATGCTGATGAAGAGGATCCAGAGCTGATGTTTCAAGATTACGAGGGCTTCCCTGAATCTCTCTATTGTGAGAGCTGCATGGGTGAGGACACCTTCGATAAGATTCTCGAATATGCCAGGCTGGAAGAGAATGACAGGGAGGCCTTCGATGATTACCTGGATCTCGGACATGATTACGATTTGGAGAAGTTCCGCGAAGCTTATTGCGGGCAGTTTTCTTCAAAGGTAGATTTCGCTGAGCACATCATCCATGAATGCTATGACATCGAGAGGACAATGGGCAGCTTGGCTTCTTACTTCGATTACGAAGCCTTCGCAAGAGATTTGTTTATGGGTGATTACGAAATGGGGTACAACAGTCATGTATTCCGGGTCTTCTGACTCGGAATATATTGATGTTGTCCAGGGGTGCGAAAAGCATCCCTTTTTTTATGCTCCGTGGACATGGTTTGACAGGTCGGAAAAACTTTATTAAAAAGAGTTATTTTCGCTCGTTTTCAAGCACTTGTCTTGTTCCATTCAAGTAAAATTTTGGTATCTTTGTCCCCTAAACAACGCCTATGGTCTATACTGTTTTTCTCTCACTTGAACCGTACCTCGCCCAGTGGCTCTGTCACCACCACGGAGGGGAATACCCCATTCGTATCAAACGGGGGTCTGCGGAAGCGGACCTGCTGGAGCTTTTCCTCAAAAAGCAACCGACAGACCCTGACTATCGCCCACAGACAAAACTGCTCCCCGGACAGGTGGAGATTGTGCTGCCTTATTTCAAGCATAAGGACATACGCACTTATAACTACCTGCCGCCGCGTGGGGAGGTGTGTCTTCATGCCTGCATCCGCAACCGCTTCAAGGTGGCGCTCTGGAAGGATCTGCACACCGTAGGAAATGTGGTGAAGCGGACGGACATCACTATCTCACAATGGATGGCGGATAACGGCATTCAGGATGATGATACGAACTGGAACACCATCGCGAAAATCTTACAGCGGAAAAGGGCTGTATATTGCCCGAATAACCGGCTGACAGACCGCAAGACAAGCAAACATCGCAAGAAAGAATGATATTTTTACACTACCTCAAACAGCTTTTGTCCACTTATGCATCAGTCCTTACCTAACATCGTCGGTATCTCCACCGTGCCATGCAGCGAACTTCCGCCGAACATCACCGAGAAGTTCATGGCTGGCATCCCTATCGGGGTATTCCCTATCCCAACGGCCATAGAGCACTATGGCACCGCAAAATGCGAGGCGGAACAGGAATACGTCAATGGTGGCTACTCGGAGAAAACGGTGCTGCAGTTTTCTTCTACGGCTGACATCAAGCAGTTTCCTCACCTGGCTTTCGTCATCAAGGATGCACAAGGGGCAACGTTTCTCATCGGGACACGGGAAGCTCCGCACCCGATGGTGGAGAAAACGGCTACGATTGACAAGGAAACGAACATCAAGGCTTACAAGGTATCGTTCACACGCAGAAAATCGCTCATTCCCTGCTCTGTATAAGGGTTTTCCACGCCTAACCCTGTCTTTTCCTACCTATTTATTAAGGAGTACTTTTGCATCATAACGCATAAGGTACTCTTTTTTTATGGCTAAATCAAAATACCACCTTCACCTCAAAGGGTATGTCGGAGGATATGACTTCGACAGCGATTATGTGGACTATGTCCTTAACCGCAATCCCGATACGGAAGTGCATGTGCTCATCGACTCACTGGGTGGGTCGCTGGCAACGGCACTTTCTATCGTGGCAGCATTCCGCAACCATGGTAACGTGCATGTGCATTTCGTAGGCATGAATGCATCGGCGGCTACCATCGCTTCACTCGGTGCCAAGCACGTCACCATCGACTCGTCGGCCATGTATCTCGTTCACAAATGCTCCATGGAGTTCTTCCGCTGGGCATCAGCGAACAGCGACAAGCTGGCGGACATCATCAAGGAAGCAAAGCAGATGAAGTCCGACCTGGAGAAAATGGATGCGAATGTCGCTCAGATGTATGCCGACAAGTGCAACAAGTCACAGGACGAACTGCTGGCACTGATGAAGAAAGGGGGATGGCTCACCGCACAGGAAGCACTGGAATGGGGCTTCGTGGATGAAATCACCCACTACGACGAGGATGCTGCACCGGTTATCACGGACAGCATCGCCGCAGACATGGCTTCGTCGGGCATTCCGGTGCCTGCACAACTGGCTTCGCAGGTGCAGCCTACACCTCTGCTCTCTCGCTTCATCGAGGCACTGACAAATCTATTTAAGTCTAACTCTAACTCTCAATCTGACATGAATCCAAACAACCAACAGCAGGAGCAGCAGCAACAGCAGGCTCCTGGAGCATCGGCACAGCAGGAAACAACAACACAGGAAAGCACACAACAGTCCGCCGAGGAGCGCATCACCGCTTTGGAACAGGCACACCGCGAGGCTCTGGCCGCTAAAGATACGGTGATTGCATCACTCCAGGCACAGATAGCGGAACTGAAGAAGGCTCCGGGCGATTCTACTTCTCACGTCGTAGAGGACGAGAAGAAGGAGAATAAAATGTCTGAGCGTTCTTCAGCTGAAGACTACTGCGACACGTTCAACCGCGCAAAGGCGCTGTTTGACTCCATCGGCTGACTCTATTCCCTAATCTCAAATCTATAATCATTCATCATCATGGCAGGAAAACTTCAATTTACGCCGGAGGAGTTCAAGGAAGCGGCAACCAAGTACCGCAAGGACCTCCTCATGCTGCCCATCATCGGTATTCAGGACACGCTGCAGTACATGACTGCTCGCCCTGGCATACGCTATAAGGAGAATGTGGGCGCTCTGTCCGGAGATGCACAGTTCGGCCCTTACAAGCCCTCGCGCTCCACGGACTTCAATCTCAATGTGGACTACCGCACCCTGGAGACATTCATGGGTAGTGTCGTGGCCAAGTTTGAACCGAACACCGCGGTTTCTACACTGCTCGGTCAAATCGGCGACACTAAGGGCGACGGGCAGATGAAGGCTCCCACAGCACTTCATGTACTGGCGCTTATCGCGCGTGGTCTCTCGGAACACCTCAATGCGGCTATCTGGGCTGGCAAACGTAACGCAGCCGGTGACACCACAATGGACCTCTTCGATGGCTTCGATACCATCACCAAGGCAGAGGTCACAGCGGGCAAGCTGTCCAAGGAAGAGGGCAATTACCTCAAACTGACGGACACCATCACCAAGGACAATGCGTGCGACATCGCAAAGGATATCCTCTTCTCTCTCGACCCGCGCCTGCGTGCAATGGATCTGAATATGTACTGCACTCAGGAGTTCGCGGATGCCTACAATGAGAGCTATCTGCTCAACCACGGGGGCGTCACCTACAACACGCAGTACCAGCAGACCACCGTCGAGGGCAGCAATGGCCGTCTGCATATCGTGCCGCTCTATAACAAGATTGGCTCTAACTACATCCATATCGCACCGAAGACAAACATGCTCGTGGGCTATGACCAGATGGGTGACGTCGAATCGGTGACCGTGGAGAAGTACGAGCCTTTCATCCTCTCTTACATCGCCACTATGTTCTTCGGCTGTCAGTTCGAGTCTATCGACAAGCGCAGAATGAAGGTCATTGAGCTGGCGGGCTAACTTTCAACTTTCATTTTTCAACTTTCAACTTGAATGTTATGGCTGTAGAATGTTCTCCCCTTCAAAAGTCGCTCGAATGGTGCATGGGCACGCCTGAGCTGCCTGGCATCAGAAAGCGCATCTACTATATCGCTAAAAGCCAAATCGCTAAATGGCCTCCCTATAGCAGGGAGGACAACCGCAGGGCGAATACGGCTGTTCTCTCAGGTAGCTTCACCCTCGTGGCTGATGCGAAATGGAAGTTCATCGACATCCTGGCGGATAAGTCGCAACTGACCTCGGAGGCACAGGGTGAAGTACCCTCGCAGACGCAGTTGAACAAACTGACTGCAGTGCATCCGGGCGTAGGTCCTGAAGCATCGGCTGCTGCTTGCTACCTCAATAACAGCGACAACGTGTTTGTCGTGGAGGATACCAAGGGCTATTTCCGCGTCGTGGGTAGCGAGAAGTGGATTACCAAGACGACCGTCGCACAGGATAACGGACAAGGCCCTACCGGGGCTACGTCCACCACTATCTCTGTGGAAGCTACGGACGAGGTTCCATCTCCCTTCTACATGGGTACCCTTGACACGGAGGAAGGGACTATCGACTGCAACGCTTTCGAAGAGTGATTCCCACTCAATAACGTGCTAAAAAATTTTTATACAGGATGCCCGATGGTGTGTGATACATCGTCGGGTATTTTAAGTTTGACTTTTTAACGCTCAGCATGATTGAAGAACTGCTCAATGAAATCCATTCTCCCGAGGACATCGGCTCGATAACCTCGGAGATTGTAGTGCCCGGAATGCCGGACTTCTCACTCTCTGAAAATGCCCCTGCTGGCAAGGACTTATTCAGCGCGAAGTCCCGAAAGGCATGGGATAAGTCGGAGGAGGCACGGTGTGATTTCCAGTACCACCTGCGCCTTACCCGACGGGCTTCCACTAACTTCATCACGATTTGGCAGAAGTCGGTGTTCGGACGTACCCTCACTGACATCAAATCGGATGACTCAATGGTGCCGTTCTTCATTGAGAACTTGGTGCCGGTCATTCACGAGATGATTGGGTTTCATCTCGGTAATGGCTCATGGGCGTTGGTGACAACACCGATGCGAAGGCACAAGGAGAGGAATTTTGCTTCGCGCATCGCAGAAGGTCTGGCTGCAGAGCTGGGCATTCCCTTTTACTTCGATTGCGCTCACTGCCGCTCGAAGCAGCGCATCGGGGCTGTGTTTGACGCAAACAACATCCCACACGAAGGGAATGTCATCGTGTTTGATGATTTTGTCACTACGGGTTCTACGCTCCAGTCGATGAAGAATCTGCTCCTCAAAGAGGGGAAGAATCCGATTTTCATCTGCGGAATCAATAATAAGCTCTAAAAATCACTGTTTTTCGTCACTACCTCAGAAGCATTTTGTCCACCTCATGAATAAAGTCTATTTCAACAAGCCACAGCGTCTGACGCAACTCATCGGAGCGAACATCTCGGTTATCGTGGCTGGCCGACGAACAGGAAAAACGGACTCTATAGCGGCTCCGTTTGTACTGCGCAACATGCAACGGATGCCTGGCAGCACAGGGGGCATCGTGGTACCGACATTCAAGCATGGCCTGACAAACACGCTGCCGGGGTTGTTCGCGGCATGGAAGCGATGGGGTTATATCCGGGGCGTGCATTATGTCATCGGACGGAAACCGCCGAAGACGTTTGCGAAGCCTATCATTGAGCCGGCGGAGTTTGAACATGTGATTTCGTTCTATAACGGCTCGTGTGCTGTGATTATCTCACAGGACAGGCCGGGCTCCTCAAACTCCCTGACCCTTTCGTGGCTGCTGATTGACGAAGCGAAGTTCATTGATTACAACCGCCTGAAGGACGAGACGCTTCCGGCGAATGGTGGTATCAAGTCACACTTCGGACGTCATTCGTGCAATCACTCTATCCTGATTCTCTCGGATATGCCGCAGACACAGAAAGGGTCTTGGTTCCTGCACTACAAAGAGAAGATGGACGTGGAGGTGATACGGGCCATTGAGGGGCTGGTGTATGACATCTGGAAGCTGAAGGAACGGATGAAGAAAGCCAAGGCTGATGGGCAGAAAATTCCTCGTGCCTGGATCTATCAGCTGCGGCACAAGGACAGGCAACTGAATCAACTGCGTTCTGTAGCGACATACTACAAAGAGTATTCTTCCATCGAGAACTTGCAGCTGCTCGGCGAGAATTACATCCGACAGATGAAGCGCGACCTTACGCCGCTGACATTCCAGACTTCCATTCTATGCCAACGCATAGGCATCGCAAAGGATGGCTTCTACTCTTCCATGAAGGAGCGGCATAAGTACGACGCTTCTAACTTTGAATACCTCGATGAGGTGGCGCAGTCGTTCTATGCCGAGAATGAGGCGCAAAGCTTTAGCGGTGAACTGGATTGCCGCGCTGACCGCGACTGCAACCCTCTCGCTCCTATCTGCATCGGCATGGACTATAACGCGAACATCAACTGGATTGTTGCAGGTCAGCCGTCGGGCAGAAGGCTGAACGTCCTGAAGTCGTTCTACGTCAAATTCGAGCGGAAACTTCCCGCTCTCATTGACGACTTCTGCCAGTACTACGCTTTTCACCAGAATAAGACGGTGATTTTCTATTATGACACTACGGCCCTGGGGTCAAACTATGCGGTCAACGAACAGGACTTTCGTTGGGTGATCATCCATGAGTTTGAACGCCATGGATGGACGGTCATTGACGTGTATCTCGGAAATCCGATGCGACATGATGAGAAATACTTACTCATCAACCAGGCTTTCGCAGGGAAGCAACGGCTCATGCCGTTCTTCAACCGCCAGAATAACGATGACCTTATCCTCGCTGTTCAGGCGGCGGGCGTTAGCCGTGGGCGCAATGGATTTCACAAGAACAAAGCCGGTGAAAAGCTGGCTGAGACGGAAGAGGACCTGCTTGAACACCGTACCGACGGCACAGATGCCTTCGATACGTTGTATATTGGTTGTGAGAAGTTCCCACAGAGTGATACCTTCAACACAGTAGATGTAGGAGGAGTGGTATAATGAATTCCACCACTGCCTCTATATCTAAGATGTTCTCCACTGCCCAAAAGATGGGTTCCCTGTACTTCCCCACGAAGCACATTGCGCTATTGTATGTTTGACGAATATGTAACATACAATGCGGGCAAAATGCTGTTTCAGGTTTACCCGAATGAAATCAAAGAAATTTGGCTAACTCTTTGCTTTATAAAGAATTAGCCAAATTCTGCTTCTTTTTCAGGCGTTTTATGTACCTTCAAAAGAATAAAGATTTATGTTTTATTAACGTAATTTGCTTATTTTAACTTTATAATATCACTCCACCTTGTAGTCGGATTCTTACTTCTGAAGTCATGTTTTATGGCGTTGGCAAAGACTTCGGCTTTACCCTTGCCGTCCTTCTGTGTGTACTGCTGACTACCAAGGACAATAGTCTCGGTACCATTGACTTTGTTGATGCGGTCGATGACTGCATCAAGCCGTTTCATCTTCTGAAACTGTTCGGCATTGTAGTCAAACAGGTCTAACTGCATGGGCGAATTGGGACCAATGCCCATGACGATGACACCGGCTTTCTTATAGTGATAGCCTTGAATGTAGATGCTCTCCAGCACTTCGTTGGCGGCTTTCACTATGTCAATGGTGCTGTTGGTGCCAACAGTCAGCCGTTTCTCCCTAAAGTTCCAATACTGAGGCAAGTCTTCACGAAAAGCATTGGTGTAAAGGAACACGCTGACAATACTGGCAACAGTGCCTTGCTGTCGCAGTTTCTCAGCACATCGCGCAGCATAGTTCGAGACATGGGTCTTCAATGTGTCAAGGTCAGTCACCATGCCAGTGAAACTACGGCTCGTGCAGATGCTTTTCTTCTTTGCCATCTCCTCATTGGGCACGGCATCCACACCGTTGAGTTCCTGCCATGTTCTATAGATGACAATGTTATTGAAGATAGTGCGCACCCAGCCCCCATGGTGCTCTGCAAAGTCGTAGGCCGTCTGCACTCCGAGGCTCTGCAGCTTGGCGGCATACCTCCGTCCGATGCCCCACACTTCATCTATGGGATAAAGTTTCAACGCCTTTTTCCGCTTCTCGTCGGTGTCGATGAGACAGCAGTGACGATAGCCAGGGTACTTCTTCGCGAAGTGACTGGCCATCTTCGCCAAGGTCTTTGTCGGGGCAAGGCCGATGCTGACTGGCATACCGACACTGCGCTTGATGCGCTTGTGCAGGTTCTCGCCCCATTCCTTCAGGTTTGCATCCGCAAAACCATCGAAATAGACAAAGCACTCGTCGATGCTGTAGCGGAAATAGGCAGGGGCTTCCTGACGGATAATCTCCACTACTCGCCCCGTGAGTTCACCATATAGCTCGTAGTTACTGGAGAACACGGCTATCTTCTGATTGGGGAATTGCTGGGCAAGCTGGAAATAAGGAGTTCCGGCTTTGATGCCCATCTTCTTTGCCTCGTTGCTGCGGGCCACTACGCAACCGTCGTTGTTCGACAAAACAACAACGGGTACTCCGTTCAGGTCTGGGCGAAAGACTCTTTCGCACGAGACATAGCAGTTATCGCAGTCCACGATGCCGTACATAAGTTCACAAATCTTGCATTATCACTTCTTAATACAATCTAATACCATGCCCAGCCATTTGCCATATAGAATATGAGGCGGTATTTCGAGAAGTTCACCTTTAAGGTGATTATATATGGGTTCTGCAAGAACTAAAAAATTGCCCATACCTAATCTTGCCCCCTTCCATCCTTTCGGTGTTTTTTCTACATCAAACATTCCAAATTTGCAATCTTTCAATGGAGGACAGACTTCAAAGCACATTTCAATTGTCATGTTCCCATAAACGTAATTCATGCTATAAACAAGTGCTTCTTTGGAAACAACCAAAATCTCCCCGGGGCTGCCCATGGCTCCCCCAAAAGCAAGAGAAAAGGCGACGATGTTTAGGTTTCGATAATCACCGTAGTTCTTCTCGTCGATGTTTATCACTTCATTCATAATTATCTTTTCCAGTTCTTAATAGTCCAAACAACTACGCCCCACACCTCGAATTTGGTGTTCTCGTCAATGCGGATAGGTTGATAGTTTTTGTTGGCCGGACGAAGTTCAATATAGCCTTCTTCCCTGTGAGTCAAGTCAAGAAACTTAATAGTGAACTCTCCATTGACATAGCCCACCACAACGTCCCCATGCTGAGGTTCTACGCTACGGTCAATAACAGCTATATCTCCGTTATTGATACCGGCATCCTCCATGCTGTCACCCTCTACCTTTCCGTAGAAGGTGGCTTCTGGATGGCGTATCAGGTCACGGTTGAAGTCAAGGCTCTCACGCAGGTAGTCCTCCGCAGGCGAAGGAAATCCGGCACGAATGCCTGGTGCTAAGAGAAGGTCAACCTTCTCTTCAAACTCACCCTTTATCAGTTTTATACTTTTCATTGTTCCTATTAGTTATCAAAAACATACTTTTGATATTCACATCCAGCTTGATAATTGCTGCATCGATACAACGTGTATGGAGTGCCGTTTTTCGCCACATTGCTTCTAACAGGTTCTAAGTGTCCTATCTTACAGACAGGGCAAACCTCCATTTCATCTGGAGTTACATCATATAATTCTTCGACAAAAATTGATGAATTGTTCTTTTCGTAAAGAACGTAAGTATCTTTGCGGCCTCTTGTTATTGCAACGTAAAACAGTCGTCGTTCCTCGGAATACTCATATTCGTCCTTATTGCTCAAAACATAGCGGAGTAATGGATCATCTTCAACCAATGAAGGGAAGCCGTACACTCCTTGATTGCAGTTCACCAAAAGAACATGATCTGCTTCAAGCCCTTTCGCTGAATGACAAGTTAGGTATTGAACTTTTCTATCTCCTATTTTGACGAATATGTTTTTTCTATTTACATCGTTCAAAGGAAACTCATACCCGATTGAACGAGCATCATAAATATATCTGCCAATAATCAATACTGACTCTTCTGCTGGAATGGTTGCAATAATCGAAGAAACAGCATCAAGCATTCCATCCTTTTCAACTTCTTTGAAATATAGGTTTGTTAAAGCATCTGCTTTACCCTGGCGCAAATTCTTTTTCTTTTGTATTGGATTCTTTTGGATAAATTCAGACGAAATATCCATAAGTGGGTTGCCAAAGCGGTATGTCGTTTCAATACGGCTTTCTTCTGTATAGCCAAAATAGCGTTGGAACTCATTAAAAAGCGACATGTCGCTTCCAGTGAAACGATATATTGACTGCCAATCATCGCCTACGCAAAAAAGTTTTGTCAAAGGGCGTTTACTCCTTAAAGCCTGTAAAAACCTGTATCTGTCGAGGGAAATATCTTGGAACTCATCCACCAAAATGTGAGAGTATTCTTCAAGCCACTTTCCTTCTTCACAAAGTTCTGTAGCTTCTATTATACAATCTGTGAAGTCCTTTTCACCACGTTTGAGCTTAATAGCCTCGTATTGCTCATAATATGGTTTAACAATTTCTTTAATAATGAAACGGTTGCGTTTCTCATCTTCGTTCTCACAATCACTGATGAGCTTATCTATATCTATCTGATTTGCTTTCAAAAGGTTTGCGAACGATGTTATCAGCTGAACTACCGATTTTTCAATCTGCTTACTACGGCTAACTAACATCGTGCGAAGTTCTTCACTGGTTCGTTCTTTAATAGGCACTCCAACACGTCGTAATTCATCAATCAGAACTTGCCTAATCCTTTTTTCATGAAAATCATAACTATGTGTCTTTATAAGAGTTGTTCCATGCTCTGCATGAAGCTCCTCTTTCCACAAGATGCCTTGATTATATATTCTATTTGCTTCTGTCCAGCCACCTTTTTTTCCTTCACCAAACCAGCGTGGTACTCTATTATTCTTGTCTATTGCATAATGCTCCAAATAAACGGTGTGCAGAAGTCCTGCTGAATCGGTCCAATAGATGGTAAAATCTGGGCGATATTGACGATGCTCTTTTGTGAAAGTCTTATAGATATAGGGCTTCTCATAAACATAAGAAACGCCTAACTCAGTCAGAAAAACGGCAATCTGATACTCTTCCTCACTTTTCGTGAAACTGATATCGCCCTGCATATCACGATATAGAGACTGTATGCCGTATTTCTTACGATCGGCATAATACTGTTCTGCGGTTTCATATTGATGGGCAAACAACATGAAACGCTGCATGTGGTTGATGTAATGTATTACAGCATCACGAAAATGCTCTGTTTTCATCAACCTATTGAAAACATTTAGTTTCAATCCCTCATCTGTTATAGATGGCTTCTCATCATTTACAATGGATAATATCTTGTAAGCTAATCCGTGAAAAGTGCTGCATTGAACATCTTCGTAACCTAAACGGTCTCGAAGTTCTTCTGCCGCTTTTCTCGTGAATGATATAAGCAATATCTTATTTGCTTCGATATGTTCTTGCTCGATAAGATATTTGCATCGTCCAATGATAGTACTTGTCTTGCCACTTCCTGCGCTACTGACAACCAATCCATTATCCTCCAGTTTTACGATTGCAGTTCTTTGTTGGTCATCAAGAGGGTAATCTAAAGCGTTATCAAAGAAATCTTTCCTCTCTACTAGCATATCGCGCACATAGCGAACATTATGCTGCTTCCGTATTTTAACAATGCCATCTATGGTTTCATTATACTTTTGAATATCATCAAGGTTCGTTACATACTCCTTCGCTTTTCTTAAAACCAAAGATATATCTCCCAACAAACTTCTCCAATCACTAAGGAAATCATCCTTCTCTGAACATGCGAAATAATGTTGTTCTGATAATAAGCTGTTCAACTGAGTTGAGCTGCGAGTAAAATCTCTTTTTATATTTTCCAATGCATGGAAACACTGATTATTTTCGTTAAATCTTGCTTCCATACCATCATACGCAATGATAAGATTTTCCAATTCTTCAGTTATAAGACTCTTAGGACAGTGAACAAGAGTGTCCTTCAATTCTTGAAGAGGTGATTTGTATTTCTCTTTGAATTTGAGAAATTCATCTTCGCCCAGTTCTTTTGTAGGGTTGCTTATCGAATTGAATTCTTCACAACCATTCTTCAAAACACCATGCAGCCTATCGAGTATGGCTCGATATTTTTTTACAGTGTTTTGTTTCCTTACTACAGTGCAAAGAATTGTCAACAATATAAGGAAGCCTGCTATGATGGCAGCTATTATGTAAGTCATCTAACTAATCCTTTTTAGAACGCAAAGGTACAAATTTTCGGGCACTTTTTCCCAGCGTAAAGGTACTTTAACGCGGATGCTATCCAAATTCCCTGTTTTTACCCTTCTTTATGCGTCAAAAAAGACGTTTTCCGGTCGCTAAGAGAATAAAATGCTACGGAAATACATAAAGAACGCTAAAATTCTAATCTCTTTTAGAGATTTCTCAGGGAAAATTTGTACTTTTGCAAGTTATACATGAGCGCACACGCACCTGCATACGCGCACATGCTCGAAAATAGACCTCAATAGCCGAAAGGCAAAACAATATAAAAGACTCCTCCGCAGTGTTATTAAGGGTTTGGTCGCCCGTCGAGACACTGTCGGGGGAGTTCCTTTTTGAATATGGAGTTAAATAAAGACCAGCTACAAATAGTTAACCAGACTGAAGGTCCTGTCCTCGTCATCGCGGGTCCTGGTTCAGGAAAAACCAAGACTCTCGTTGATCGTATAGTTAACCTTGTACAAAAAGGTGTGCAGCCTGAGGAGATTATGGTCGGTACTTTCACGGAAAAGGCCGCAAAGGAGTTGATAACTCGTATATCTAACCTCCTCTTGCAAAACGGCATTCAGGCAAACTTGAATGAAATGTACATCGGCACATTGCATTCTATTTTCCTCCGCTTTCTGGAAGAAAACCGTGAGTTCACACGCCTTAAACGCTCTTACCGCCTTTTTGACCAATTCGAGCAGGTCTTTACGATCTTCCGCCATATAAACGAGTTTATGGCTGTGGAAGATATAACTGAGTTAATAGGTGACCACCGCGTATCCTACTGGAGGAAAGCTGCAAGCATCGCTGAAAAGTTGAATACCGTTTCAGAGGAAATTCTTGATGTCGAACAACTGAAACAATCTGACTTTCCTTCTGTGAAGGCTCTTGCTGCTTGCTATTCTATCTATGAGCAAATCCTAGAAGAAGAAAACGCTCTCGACTTTTCTTCTATTCAGTTTGCTACATACCAGCTCTTCACCGAACACCCAGATGTCCTGTCTAAAATCCAAGACAAGGTGCGTTATTTCATGGTGGACGAGTACCAAGATACCAACACCATTCAGGAGCGCATCTTATTGATGCTTGCTTCAAAGAACAATAACATCTGTGTTGTTGGAGACGATGACCAAGGTCTCTATCGTTTCCGTGGTGCCACCATCCGAAATATCCTGGAGTTTGACAAGAACTTCCCGGAAGGCGAATGTAAGGTATTCTTCCTGCAAACTAACTACCGCTCTGACCCTCAAATCATCGAGTTTTACAATCGGTGGATGCAGAACCAGACTTGGACATTTAACGGCCAGACATTCCGTTTTGATAAGACGATCGTTCCTCGTGAAGATATTTTCCCTGATACTCCTACTGTTTTACGCCTAAGTGCGGAAAATGACACCGAAGAATACCATGCTGAAGTGCTGCGCTTCATTCGCTATCTGGAGAATGAGCACATTATCACCGACTACAACCAAATAGCTTTCCTTTTCCGCTCTGTCAAATCAGACAAAGCCAAAGCCTTGGCAGACTACCTAGAGGAAAACGGCATAAAAGTTTTCTCTCCTCGCTCTGACATGTTCTTTGAGCGTGAAGAAATTCGTCTCATGCTGGGATGTCTTGTGTCTCTCTTCCCACAAGTAGAAGCTCTCTTTGAGCAAGGTACTACTACTTCGGGGCTTTGTCTTCAATGGTCAGACTTCTTTATACAGACATTGCAGGAAGACCCGGAAGGTAACAAGGACCTTATCAGATGGGTGATGGCTACTCAGCAGAAACATGCTTTCCTTGATAAGGGAACGGACTACGGTATGACTTCTTTGGTTTATCGTATGTTCCAATATCCTTTATTCGCAAAATACCTAAAGGTTGATTTGGATGCAAACAAGACCGACCTCCGCGCTGCTTATAACATCGGTATGTTTACCAGCCTTGTGTCGAAGTTTGAATATCTCTATGGCATCACTATTTTCACGCCAAAGAACATCGAACAGGTGCTGAAGAATTTCTTCAACTACTACCTTCGTTTCTTAGTGCAAGGTGGTATGTCTGAGTTTGAGGACTTTGATGAAACGCTGCCCTCTGGTTGCGTCTCATTTATGACCATCCACCAGTCGAAAGGGTTGGAGTTCCCAATCACGATAGTTGGTTCGATGAATGCTGTGCCAACAAAGGGTTACACAGATTTAGACGAAATTCTGCAAACGCATTATTTTCATAAGCCTATATATGAGCCTTTGGATGAAATTAAATACTTCGATTTTGCACGTCTCTACTATACGGCTTTTTCGAGAGCACAGAACTTACTCTTACTGACTGGTTGCGAGCAGTCAACGGGTCGCAAGACTCCCTCTGCCTACTTCGCCCATTACTGGAACAATCTTCCTAAATGGAATGCCCCACAAGTTGATTTGCACAAGGTTGATTTGGCTAAGGTCAAGCCGACTAATGTAAAGCATGAGTACTCTTTTACTTCTCACATCTTGCTTTACGAGAACTGCCCACGCCAGTACGAGTTCTATAAGGAACTTCAGTTCGTGGAGGAGCGGAAGGGTTCTACCATGGGTGGCTCGCTGTTGCACCAGACCATCGAGGACATCCATAAAGCAGTCCTCAGAGGTGAAAGTAATTTGCTGACCAACGAAAATATAGAATCGTGGTTCAATACAAATTACCAGCTTCTCATAAAGCAGCTACATTCTTACTTGAATGAACCACAGCGTGAAGCCATCCTTCGACAAGTCTTGAACTATCGCGATGTGAATGCTGAGTTCTGGCATCGCATAAAAGAGGCAGAAGTGGATGTCTCACTTGTTAAGGAAGATTATATCTTGAAGGGTAAGATAGACCTGGTTGAGGGCGAAGATGGAACTGTGGAGCTTGTGGACTTCAAATCTGGTGACAAGCCGGATGTGAACACTCGCGACGAATACAAACGACAAATCCTGAACCAATACCGCCGACAACTCGAAATCTATGCATACCTTATTGAACAGCGTTATGGCCACAAGGTAAGTGCAATGCATCTGTACTATCCGAAAGTAGAGGATGGCAACCCTCGCATTACGTTCCGCTATCAGCAGCAGAACGTGGATTCTACCATACAATCATTCGAGGAGGTGGTCTCCAAAATTGAGAAGAAAGACTTCTCTATGGAGAATGTCAGAAGAAACGAGCGTCACTGCTCCGACTGTGACCTACGCTTCTTCTGCAACTTTAATTGTTAAACATAAAAATACAATATATGAACGAGCTTAATCTTAAAGCAGAGCAAAACATCGAGTCCGTAGAAGACTTCAAGTTTGAGCCAATTAAGGGGCAGCCGATGCTCAACTGGCGCGGCAAGCGTCCCTTTACTTCTACCCAGTTCTATCCGGCACAGCAGAAGGAATCTTTTGGAGAGGAAACAAACGGTTGGATAAATAAAATCTTCTGGGGAGACAACCTTCAAGTGATGTCACACCTCTTGAAGAAATACCGTGGGCAGGTGGATCTCATCTATATAGACCCGCCATTTGATTCGAAAGCGGACTACAAAAAGAAGATAGAACTTCGTGGGAAAAAAGCAGAAAACGACAAAACTGCTTTTGAAGAAAAGCAATATACGGACATTTGGAGCAACGACGAATATCTACAATTTATGTATGAGAGGCTAATTCTCATGCGCGAATTGCTTTCAGATAGCGGTACTATATATTTGCATTGTGACTGGCATAAATCTCACCTTTTAAGACTTATTCTTGATGAAGTATTTGGAGCAGAGAACTTTAGAAACGAAATTACATGGAGGCGACAAATACCAAGAGGTATGAAAGTCTATGCTGAGTATTATGCTTTTTCGTCAGATTATATTCTTATCTATTCAAAAAAAGCATCATCATCAACATGGCACAGGCAAGTAAAAATTAATAAAATCACACAAGAAGAAGCCGAAAAGAAATACCAAAAAGACGATAAAGGGTTTTTCAGAACATCAGACCCTGGAAGTTATACCTTTGAAAGCTTATATGAGTTGTATAACCAAGGGAGATTATATGCACCCAAAAATGGTGAGATTATTATTGACGAAGAAAATAAACGCGTTTATGCAAGTAAAGGAGGTAAGGTAGCAGTCAAATATTATAGAGATATAGATGAAAACGGACTTGTCAACGAAGAAATTACCGTTGATAATATTTGGAACGATATCCCGGGGATGGGTATTGTCTCATCTGAATATTTGGATTACCCTACCCAAAAGCCTGAAGCTTTACTAAGAAGAGTTATTTCTGCTTCAACAAATCCTGGAGACTTGGTTTTCGATTGCTTCATGGGAAGTGGTACAACGCAGGCTGTGGCCATGAAGCTTGGTCGTAGGTTCATCGGGGCTGACATAAACCTCGGTGCCATTGACACCACAGTTAAACGTCTTAACAAAGTAGCGAAAGAAATAAATGAGTCATTGCCCGATGAGGAAGCTCGTTACACCGGTTTTGAGGTTTGGAATGTCAATAACTACGACGTTTTCCGCAATCCTGTGCAGGCAAAAGACTTGCTGATACAAGCACTCGAATTGCAACCGCTCCCAGGCAATGACCTATACGACGGTGAGAAGGATGGACGTATGGTGAAAATCATGCCGATAAACCGTATAGCTACAAAAGCAGACCTTAACGAGTTAATCAATGGCTTCCCACGTGATAGGTTTGACAAACTAAAAGCTGAATCTCCCGGAAAGCCTGTCGAACTGGTTACGCTTATCTGTATGGGACACGAGCCTGACCTTGCTGCAAACCTGAAGCTGGCCATGCAGAATGAGGGGTACAAAATTGACGTGGAGGTTATAGATATCCTACGTGACAAGGTGAACTTAGAGTTCAGACGTGACTCTGAAGCAGATATTCATATCGAAGGTGACCGTCTTGTTATTCGTGAATTCTACCCGATGAATCTCTTGCAAAAGCTCTCTATCGAGAAGCAAGATGTTGATAACTGGAGGGAGTTAGTGGACTCCATCAAAATTGACTTCAACTTCGATGGCGCCGTTTTCTCGCCTTCGGTAATAGACATCCCTGAAGGCTCTACAACAGTGAAAGGCATCTACAACATACCTGCAGATGCGGGGACCATAAAAGTGAAGATTACAGACGTACTATCTGAATCGTGCGAAGTCGAAATTAACTCTTAAAAGTTATGGCGAAGAAAAGAAAAACTGCAACGATAGATTTTCCGTTCTACCAATACCTTCAGCTATTTGTTAGGTCGGAACATAGAAAAGTGTACGCTGCGTTCAAGCCTCTTTCTAAGAAGTTCTTAAACTTCAACAACCCGAAAGAGAACGCCAAAGCATACCTTCGCGTGCCTCAGTTTGAAGCACTTGAAATGTATGTTTTCCTGAAAGAGTTTTGTGAGAACGAAAAACTCTGGCAAATCTTCAACGAATGGTATACTAAAACTGGTAAGTTTGAAGGACGTACAACTGCAGGCGTAGAAAAGAGCGGTCAGCTATCTATGTTTGATGTTACTGAAATAGGACAAGACGAAACAAAAGGATACTTCCAACAAATCTTCGACCAGATTAAGGCTATGGAACAGGACTACCCTAACTACATCTTTGCCCTTACAATGGGATTAGGAAAGACAGTCCTGATGGCCACCTCTATCTTCTATGAGTTCTTGTTGGCAAACAAATACCCTCGCACTCCGCTTTATTGTCATAACGCTTTGGTATTCGCTCCGGATAAAACCGTTCTCGAATCCCTGCGTGAAATACAGACTTTCGACAAGTCTAAAGTCGTACCTGCAGAATATCTCTCGTGGCTTGATGCCAACTTGAAGTTCCATTTCCTTGATGATACTTCTACGCAACTATCTACGATAGATAACTCGATGTATAACATCATCATCACGAACTCACAGAAGATAATTCTTAAAAAAGAGCACAAACAAAAGTCTGCTGCTCAGACGCTCTTTGGAGAAGAAACAGGTAAATACACCGCACTTTCTCTGATGAGCAAATTCGCTGCCCTTGGAGAAGAAGCTGGAATCGAAGACATCGAGAATGAAATACAGCTGATAGACAACCACCGTTTCACAAAACTCTCGCGTCTGAAGCAGCTGGGAATCTATGTCGATGAAGCTCATCACGTCTTCGGCAACAAGTTGTCTGAAGACTTGATGACCACATCTAAGACTACAAGCCTTCGTGTTACTATCAACGAACTGGCGGCAAGCCTTGCACAAGCAGGATCGCGCGTCGTTGCTTGTTACAACTATACAGGTACTCCATACGTCAAAAACCGCCTCCTTCCTGAAGTCGTTTATGCCTATGGCCTTCGCGAAGCGATAGACCACGAGTACCTGAAGAAAGTTCTCCCGTTTGCTTACGAGAACATCCGGGAAAACGTACAGGCTTTCTGTCGGGCTTCAATCACCGACTTCTGGGAAAAGTGCGGTGAAAAACGTGTCGAGAATATGCTGCCTAAAATGGCTTTCTTCGCATCATCAATTGAAGAAGCCACTCACGAGCTACGTCCTGCAATAGAGGCAGAACTTATTCGTTTAGGAATCCCTACATCCCGAATTCTTGTGAATGTGGGTGACACTACCGTTACTTCTAACGATGACCTAAGAGAATTCAACAATCTTGACACACCACGCTCTGAAAAGCAATTCATCATCCTGGTTGGTAAAGGTAAAGAAGGATGGAACTGCCGTTCTCTGTTCGCCGTTGCAATGTACCGCCGTGCGAAATCTACTGTTTTCGTCTTACAGGCTACCATGCGTTGCTTGCGCCAGATAGGCGACTACCAACACACGGCATATCTCTACTTCTCGAACGAGAACATGGACATTCTTAACAATGAGTTGAAAGAGAACTTCAACATCTCTCTTGATGACATGGCTGGCACAAATGATTCGAACATCGCTGAAGTTCGTTTGGTTCCACCGCCCATCAAAGTGACTGTTAAGAAAATCCGCAAGCTCTATCAAATGAAAAAGAAAACGCTTGCAAACAACTTGGACCTTCAGCTTGAAACAGTTGATGTTGAGAAATACCGCATAAAGAAGACAAGGCGCTCTATCGACAACCTCTCAACTGTTGTCGGCCATGCTGAAGATATATCAGAAGTGAAGGACCAGCGTCACTTCTCACCTTTTACCCTTGTTGCTGAGATTGCAAGATACTTGCAGATGTCGCCTGTTGAGATTAAGGGCATCATGTCTTCAGCAAAAGAGTCACTTGAAGATGTTTGCACTCGCGTAAACGAGTTCAACGAACTGCTTTACGACGAAGTAATACCACGCCTTTTTAAAGAGTTATATGACATCGTAGAATTCAAGCACGAAGAAGACCAGGTGCTTGAACTCGTAAAAGACCCGAAGGAAAAAGGCATGGACTTCTACCAAGTAAAATATAAACACGGTTTGCTCGCTTCATACAACTCCGACGAGTACAAAGATTACAGAGAAAAGTCCTTCAATGTCGACAACTACTGCTTTGACTCGAAGCCTGAAATTGAAATGTTCTGGACGCTCCTCAAAGATGAGCGACTTACCAAAGTTTGGTTCACGGGTATGCTCACCGCAGGACAGACTGATTTTGCAATTAACTACATTGACCCGGAGTCAAATGCTGTCCGTTCTTACTATCCTGATTTCCTTATCCAAAAGAAAGATGGTTCTTACGTCATCATTGAGGTTAAAGGCGATCACATGATTGATGATGCTGTCGTTCAAGCAAAAAAGGAGTACGCTCAACAAATCGCATCTTCATCGAAGATGGAATATGTAATCGTGCCTGGAACCAAAGCCAAACAGCGATTAGTTTTATAAAGTCCTATACTATATATGAAGCAATTAGGTAAACTTGAAAAGATAGAAGATCTTCGCTCCATCTGGAAACATGAAGCGAAGGACTTCACACCATGGCTCGCTGAGGAAGAAAACCTTTCTATGCTCAGCGAGGCTATTGGTATTGACATCGTTCTTGAAGAGCAGGAATCAAACGTGGGAGAATTCAGTGTTGATGTTTTCGCTTCCGAAGAAAGTACTGGAAGGAAAATTATCATTGAAAACCAGTTGGAAGATACCAACCACGACCAACTCGGTAAGATTATCACCTATGCTTCAGGCAAGGATGCCGAAGTTATCATTTGGATTGTAAAGCGTGCTCGTGACGAACACAAGCAGGCTATCGAATGGCTGAATAATCATACCGATGATCAATGTGCCTTCTTCCTCATTGAAATTGAGCTGTGGCGCATCGGTAAGTCGGAGCCTGCAGTTAAATTCAATATCGTTGAACGCCCCAATGATTGGGCTAAGAGCATGAAGAAATCTTCTTCTCTTACGCAAGGAGGAGCTCAGAAGTTGGATTTTTGGCAACAGTTTATTGAGTACAACCAGGCAAATAACGGGATTTATGCTAAGTCGAGACCTACATCCGATGCATGGATAGGAAAATCTATCAAAGGTATTCCTGCCACAAATGTTAATCTTGTTATCACCAAAGACAACTGCCGCATTGAAGCATACATCAATTCCGGCAATCAGGAAAAAAACAAAAGTATCTTTGATGCTTTGATAACTCAGAAGGATGCTATCGAACAGGAATATGGTTCTTCTTTGACATGGCAGCGTCTTGATGACAAGGTAACTTGTCGCATATACGAGGACCGCCCTTTGTCATATATCAATGAAGATGATCGACAGGCCATTTTCCAGTTCTTCTGTGACGCCACTAACAGAATGCTTGCATCCTTCGGTCACCAAGCTAAATTATTCAAGAAATAAATAAAGCCATAGGCATGGGGTTTTTAGATAAATTAAAAAGCATATTCTTCGGACCAGATTACGACAAGGAATTGAGTGATCTGACAAAGCGCATATCTGAACTCAATGCACAGAAAAGAAAGACTGATGCTGAATTAGAGAAGCTAAAAAATCGAAAAGTAGAAATTCCGAGCTTTGAGATAAAAAGCCTCTCTGATATAAAGCCAATAGAAATCAAGCCTTTCAATCCACCAAAGAAGCGTCAGGTTCGAACAATGAAAGACCTGATGCAGAAACGCAAAGAGGAAGAGGCGGAAAGAAGAAGGCAACTACAGCAGCAAGTAGCCAAAAACTTTGATTCTGTTCGAGATTTCATAGAGGCTGAAGAACCTGAGCGAGCTGAAGATTTGCTTTTCAGTACTTCTTCAGCATTGCAAGAACTGAGAGATAATCAGTTGAGTAGCCTGTACGAAGAGCTTCTCAATGACATCAGCCTGCTTAAAGAAGAGCTGCGCCAACGTGAAATACGTCGACGTGAAGAAGAGGAAAGGCGTAGGGCTGAAGAAGAGGCTCGTCGGCTGGAACAGGAACGTATCAGAAGACAGCGCGAAGAAGAAGAAAGGCTTGAAAGAGAACGTAAAGCAAAAGAATATGAAGAGAAACTTGCCCGCGAAGAGCAAAAACGCCAACTCGAAGTTGAGCGTCTAACTGCTATCGTTACACAGAAGAAAGAAGATGGCGATTCCATCCTTCAGTACCTGAGGATGAAGGGTATAACTAGATTCTATCACTTCACCGATAAAGAAAATCTTTATCAGATTAAGAAATTAGGAGGGTTGTACTCATGGGAATACTGCGAAAATAACGATATAAATATTCCTAATCCTGGAGGAGACCCTGATTCACGGAGATACGACAGAAGACATGGTTTACAAGATTATGTGCGCCTAAGTTTCTGTGATGACCACCCAATGGCATGGAGAAAACATAATGAAGGTTCATCCTTAGTCCTATTATATGTAGATATAGAAGTTGCGGCATTCAAAGAAACTCTATTTACCGATAGGAACGCCGCATCTAGCTCATTCTCATGTGGTGGTGAAATTGAAGATTTACAGAGAGTAAATATAGCTGCTACTCAAAGAAATTATGTGAGCAGAGATGAAGGTGAAATATTCTTCCAGCATCAAGCTGAATGTATGATAAAAACATTTATTCCTTTGAGATACATCACAAATATAGACAACCCAAGAAAAATGAGATTCTGATGATATACGTTGAAAACAAAAAAAGGAAACTGGAAAAAATCCAGGAGCAATATCCAAATGCTGATATATTGGATATTACATCTGCATCTGAAAAGCGCTATGCTCAGATGCTAAGTCCTTTTTACCCTCATGGAAACATTCCTGTTCCATTTACTCCAGGAATGACTGCTACCTGTGTCGAAGCTATATGGCAAGGACTTAAGGTTTTCCAAACGGCTGATGTCGATGTGGAAATGTTTAAGAACGATACCATGAAGGGGCTTAAAAGAACAGTAAGACACTTTGGGCCACCTCTTGGGCATCGTAAAGGTGTCTATGGTAAAGAATTGCTTAACTACTTTGATGCGAGAATGCTTATCTATCTTCCTACTTACAAATGGGTGTTGGATAATGTTCCTGAAGTTCATGAGATAGTTTCTCGCATTGCGGAAAGAGCAAAAACGAATGACATCGTTTTCTTGGACTATAATACAAACATCGAGTTTAGGGATATTACTTCGCCTCTTTCACATGCTGGTTTAGTGAAGTTGTATATAGAAGGAAAATATCCAAATGAGAACGAAACTTATACCCCTCTAACGCCTGAAGAAGCAAAAGCTCGTAAAGACGCTTTGAAGGAAGAAAAGAAAAATAATAAGAACAATCATCAACAGCAACTTAATTTATTCTAAATAGTATGGAACCAATCACTATTTTCGGAATGGGACTTCTTGAATTTGTCCTTATCGTATTGGCAGTGGTCATCGTTACCGTAGTTTTATTTTATCAAAGTAAGTCTTTCAAAGAGACTAAGGAAAAAATCGCTCAGTTGGCAGGATTCTTCCCTAATGAAGCATCATTTGAGCTGGTACAATCATCTATTACCAAAGATATTCTTCAATCTAAGACAAAGCTTGAGCAATTTATCAACAATCCTCCCAAAAGGCATGTGCCAGAACCTCCTACCATACAATCAGTCAATGATGAAGATGACGAGGAGGAAGAGAGCTTCGAAGAAGTAGCACCTATTGAGAAAATTGAATATGCTGACGTTGATTTAATTAGAATCAAAAATAACGCGGGTAGTGCTGCATTCAGAGAAGTTATAAATGAAACGAACGCCTACCTTTGTAAGAATGTGGGAACATCTGCTGACTTCTCCATTATTCAAGATATTTGCGAAAGGAAGATAGACTCCCTTGAAACGCAAATTTCTAATACTGTTAATGTTCCTCTTTACCTTGGTCTAGCGGGTACATTCATAGGTATCATCACTGGTCTTGCTGGAATAGCATTTAATGTTGATGCATTATTCAACGCTGGTGAAATGTCACCATTAAGAAACCTTCTTATTGGTGTCGTTATAGCAATGGTAGCTAGCTTCGTTGGTCTTTATTTAATGATTCGGAATTCATCCGTTAATTACAAAAAAGCACTTATTGAATGTGATAAAAATAAAAACGGATACTATGATTTCGTGCGTAGAGAGCTGATGCCGGTTCTTTCTAACAGCATGGCTTCAAGTCTTAACTCCCTGAAGGGTGTCCTTGGAGAGTTCATTGGCAAATTTGGACATAATCTTGATGCCTATGCCAACTCTGCTGAACTACTCAATGATAACATTCAAAAGCAGCATCTTCTCTTAGTCGAAATCAATAAAATGGACCAAACGAGAGTTGCCACACAAATAGCTGAAACCTTCAATACATTGAAGGAATCTTCGGAGTCCCTTGACGCTTTCCATGGTTATCAAGATTCACTGAACACAACCATTCAGGAGGTGAATACAGCTGTCTCAAAGATTGATACTATCGTCCAGACTTTTGAAGATTTCTCTAAATCTCTAAAGGTGGTTGTAGAAAACCAAGAGACGGCAGGAAAGCTTCAGGAACAATTCAAATCTGCTATAGAGACACATTTCCCAACAGGTTCTGAAGCACGCGAAATGTGGAGAAAACAGTTTGATGAATTAACAACAGATGCTTCTACAGTTTCTGAAGAACTGAATGGTCAGCTTAGAGCTTCTACTGACTATATTAGAACATTCGTTCAAGACAACCAGGCCGCATTTACTTCTTTGTCTAAACTGAAAGACGTTCTCGATTCTCTCATTGAATACGCTAATGTTCAAGCTACCTGCTACAAAGATTTGAAACAGGAGATTCAAAACTTGAAACAGTCACAGGTCAAGGCTCAATCAGACAGTGCAAAGTTGAATGCAGACCTTCTGACTGCTGTGAAAGAAATGATTTCCGCTATTAAATCTATCAAGAACTAATCATGGCAAAAGGAAAACAAAAGGATCCGTTTTGGACCAGTTATTCTGACTTGATGACAAGTCTCTTCTTTGTCATGCTTGTCCTCTTCATTATATGCCTTGTTAAAGTAGGAGGTATGAATGGAGAGTTAAAAAGGGCATACAAGGAAGCTATAGCAGATAAACAAGACCTCGAAAACATCCTTCACCTTGAAGACCAATTCAAGGTCCTCAGTGAATCGTCTTCTTTGGAATATGATTCCATAAGAAAGATGTTTTACGCTAAGGACTTTCAAGAGAAAGAAATCTTCTACTCTAATGATGACAAGATCAAACCTGAGTACCTTGAGATTGTTGACACTGTTGGAAATGACATTTTACAGATATTGCAGTCCCTTAATGAGAACGAGAACTTCAATTATCAAATGGTTATTGAAGGTAATGCTGCGATTAAATGGCAAAATCTGAAAAGCGGAAACTACAACCCTGACAATGTGGAGATGTACCACTTAAGCTATAACCGCGCATTAGCTCTATACCTTTATTGGAAATCTAAGGGTATTGACTTTAGAAAGTACAATACCGAGGTTATTATAGCTGGTAGTGGATTTAATGGAATCAACCGCGACAACAAAGTGGAAGATTACAACAAACGTTTTATCATCCAAATCATACCGAAGATAAATAGACCTAAAGCAAAGAAACAGGCTGAATAGAAATGGCGATAAGCGACATCATAGCAATAGCTCTAATCGTTGCTGTAATCATTGCAGCGATAGTATATCTCATTATCAAATATAATGGGAAAAAAAGTCGTGTTTGTTCTATATTGAAATCGCATCCATTCCTAACTAAGGTTTTACTGGATTGCGAAAAAGTTCATTCCATCTCTTCTATAACAGATGAGCAGTCTAAAAAATTGCTCTCCTTATCTGATAGTGACTGGGAGGAATGGGAATCCTTAGCCAAAAGAGTAAAGAATCTCGCTGATAAATATCCTCAAACATTGTTCGAGTTTATTGGCGAATCTTTCCCGAAATGCAAGGATAGAGTTAATTACAAAAGTGGTATAAAACTTTTCATGCCCATTCCTCAAAAGGTAAAGATTGCAGTAGCATCCTTATTATTAGATGAGTTAAGGCAAATAGATGCTGACTCTGAGGAGGTATGGAAACAAAGAGACGACCTTCGTATTTTTGCGACCAAAATCAGGCAGAAATACCCTGAAGGGTATAAAACATATTGTCTTGTTCATAAAATCAGAACACCGAAAGATAACGAAGTCGTCATTAGCAAAAAACATATTGCTGAATTGCAAAAATTGTACGACGAAAGCAAAGGTTACGAAGGGTGGGAAAAGAAACAAGACGATTTCTCTTCTGAATATTGGCAAATTCTCAAAGACGTTCGTTCAAATGACGGACGGTACGTCTATAATGTGCATTTCAACAAACCAAACCGTTTGGGTTCCTATGTAGATTCAGAGTTCAAAGTTTGGCAAGGATTCTGCGAAAGCTTTAGCTCTTTCCTAATGGATCGCCAAACTGATTGGTTAAAATCAAAATATAGAAAAATTTCTGAATTTAGAAAGCGTACAAGATACTTCTATGATAGTGTCTATGACCAAATTTTTGAGATTATCTCGAAATTTGACGAACAGGTAGAAAAGGATTTATATGTCATTCTGATAGATAAATGTAAGCGTAACTGGTCTAAGTTGACATACGATTATCATTACAGACGTATTAGAGAGCAGCTTGATGATAATGAAGTTAAAAGAATCGATTTTAGTGCCCTGCCCTCGATTACTGACAATGGTAATGTTGGTGGCATATTCATTTTGGACTTCATTACATCTAATGAAGAGTTAAAGAGTAATTGTAAGCTCATTATCGAACATTTCAACAAATCAGTTCCACTTATAGGTTATTATTCCTTAATAAAAGAATATGATGAGGAAGAATTATTAGAAATAGCAAAGAATAATGATGGATACCTGACTTCAGAAGAAAATGATATAGAATTTATAAAGAATTGTTTGCTTCAAGTTAAGAAACATTCTTTCTTTTCATATATTGCAATTCCAAATACATGGATAGGAGAAGCTGGTCAAGCCGAACAAACCAAAAGAACATGGTTGGAAAATCCTACAATGTATGATTTTAAGACTAAAAAGGAAAAGGGATGTATTTCTGGTGAATATTCTATAGACGGGGGCATGAATTATGAAGACATATCAATAGAAGGAGACGGTTTTGATATTGATGACACGGCTAAATTCACCTACCTTTTATTCAAAAAGATGGGAGTACTTGCCCGATTTAAGGAAGAAGGTCACAACGCTATAGAATATATGAATGAACATGATATTCTTACATACCACTAATTTCGTCACTTCCGAGCCGTGAGGCTCCATCAAGCGCGGACGTTTGCACTTATTCATCGGTATTCTTCTTTGAATTTGCACGTTTCTGACGCTCCGAATAACTGCTGATGCTGAGGGCTGCCGTGAGGGTGGCCCTCTTTGCTTTCCCCATCGAGAGGCGTGGCTTTGTTTTGCGCTGCGCTGTCAGCATTGGCAGAAAGCCGCATAGCCCGAGCACGCTTGTTCTTGTACTTCCTTCTTATCACTGGCACCGCCCATTACGTTCTCTTGATTTGCACGAACACTACGAGGATAGAAAGTTGCCACAATGATTTTTCCTTTGTTCTATATCATTGGCATCTGACACCCTTCGCTGAACGTCTCACCATGCAGCGAGGCTTTCACGGCTTGCTTTATCCGAGGCCGGCTTCCTCTTCATCTTCATTCTCCTGCCCTCCCCCAAGACAACAACAGAGATTGGGGCTGCTCGTCACATGCGTACCACTGCCGTCATTTTCCCATTGCACGATGTACCTTTTTGCCTTTCAATAAGATTTCCACTACTGCGGCTTCTTTATTTTTCCTTTGCAAAGATAGCCCAGCCCGTGCCCTGCAAGTACCGTTGCTGAAACAGGTTCATTCACATATCTCTGCACAAAATTTCAACACGCTTTCCGCATTTTCTTCTTCACGCCATGCCGTACCGTGGCTAAACAAAATGTGGTTTTTCAAAATTTTCCTGGATATTCCTTGCATTTCGCACTTTCCACTGTTGGCTCCTATATGCACGTAAAAATTACAAAAGCCCAGTGCTTCAATCTTTAACATTAAAATTCAAAAATTATGGTACACGTTACATTGGAATCGAAAATGAGCTTCGGCAGCAGAAAGCATAGTTATATGACAAGCAGCAATCTCTATCGCGTTGTCGTCAATGGCGAAGAGGGAGAATACTACGAATACGAAGTGGAAGCTGATTCGTTCTCGGATGCAAGCCGTCAAGGTGAAAGTCTCGCTGCTGGTATGGTGGATGTTCAGTATATCGAAGTTTATCAGATAGCTTAATCAATATATGTCTAACAATAAAAATCTTACAATTATGGCAACAACAAATTCAATCCTCGTTTCAAGTGTTCGCTCGAACAAGTCTGAGAACAATGTATGGGCAGTGTATGTCCAGGGTCAAGAAGAAAACAAGAGCTACTGCAAGAGTGCTTACAAGGCCATGCGTTACGCTTTCTACCTGAAGAAGCTGACAGGATGCCGCATCGCGGATAACAGCCTCGCTATTCTCTCGATGGAGATAAAGCGCATCAAGGAGGCTGCTCTCACTGCGGAGCAGAAGGCAGCAAAGGAGCACCTCGATGAAGTGGTAGAGCAATTCGTCGAAGAGCACAGTGTAGATAACGTCCTCGCCAAGGCTGAGGAAGAGAAGAAGCAAAAGGCTGCGAAGAAGCGCAAGCCTTCTGCAAGGAAAGCAAAGAAAGAGGTGGCTGCATAAGCCCCTCTTTCTGCTTTCTTTTCGCGCTTTTCAATGGCTCGGTTGCTCGCAATCGGGCTATTTTTGTGCTGTTTGCTATCTGAACTTGCTGAAAGTTTGACTTTTTGAGCGTTATTCTAAGATTTTTCAGTACCTTTGCACTTGCATTCAGCGCTTTGTGCTGTCTGTATGAAGCGTTTTGCCCACCTGAACTCAAATTCCTAAAACCAACACAGGGGAGGCATAAGCAGGACGCTCGTGTTGTATATAAGCTAAATTGTATACGGCATGAGTGGATTGTTTTTGTCTGTCCCCGAAGGCCCTAGGAAGCCTGAGTTCGCAGCCTTGGCATGAAACTCATGCTTTTTTATATATAGAGAGTATGGTTTCAATATATCAAATCAGACGTTACGCCTGGGTGGTCGACTTTCTGATGAGACGGAAATCGGCTACTATACAACAGATAAACGAGGCATGGCTTCGCTCGCCTCTAGCAGAGAATGACAAGGAAGCACCCAGTAGAAAGCTTTGGTATAGGTGCTTTGAACATATCGCTATCATATACGGCATCCTCATTGATGCAGAGAAACGGGGGGAACGTTCACGATGGCGCATCACAAACCCGGAAGCCATACATCAACATGATATTGAGAAATGGATGCTGGCTTGTGTGTCGTACCGCAACCTCATCGAGGAATGCCTGGATCTTCACCAGAGAATTGACATCGAGAGCTTCCCTTCGGAAAACAACCGACTGCGACCCATCGTAAGGGCGATGCACGAAAGCGTTCTACTTGAAATTGGATACCGGAAGTATGGCTGTGATGATATCAAATTCTTCCGAGTAGCCCCATACTTCATCAAAACATACAAACATCGGTTCTATGTCCTGTGCCAGAATGGTACGGGGCTTTTTTGTATGTTTTCTTTGGACCGTATCGTGAATATCTCCTGTACCACGGAGAAATTCGTGTTTCCACAGGATTTTACAGTGCATGACTTCTTCGCACACTCTTATGGTGTGATGCTGCCGCCGAAAGGAATGGAGGTGGAGGAAATCATTGTTCGCGCACGAGGCGACGAACAGTGTTACCTACGTGATGTGCCGCTGCATAAGACGCAGGTGGAGCTGGAGGCGCATGAGGACTACACGGACTTCATGGTTTCTATCTATCCCACAAATGACTTTATCGGGGATATTCTGCAGCAACAGACGCGACTTGAAATTATCAAGCCGGAATGGTTGCGCTCGAAAGTGAAGTCCTGCATCGAGAAGATGCGACTGCTGTATGCGTAGTGTCTTTCCTGCATCCACTCGCTGAGCCTATCTTTGCAGAAAAATTCTGCAAATGATAAATCTCTATCTCAGTGACTATTCCACGCTGTATGAGGTGCCGGACTACTTCACCATTACGCAGGTGGATAAGTACGTCGATGTCACCATCCGCGTGCAAAACCAGGATATCTATTCCACGACATTGTATGAGGACGGCAATGGAAAGGCGTACTTCTATGGCTTCCGGCAATTGCTGACACAGAACATGGAAGGACGTTACCTGACACTGGCTTCACTGGCGGTCTATGCCGCGCATGAGGACGGCATGGAGTCCTACGAGGATAAGTATATCCTCTTTTCAAAGGTGTTCTTCTATGAGGATTCGAGTGGTTACATGAAGAATATCTTCCTGAATACGCGCTCTTACTATGTGGTGCCACGCTCCGAGTACATGCCGCTGTCGCTCTTCATGGATGGCTCAGAAGTGCCTGGACTCTCAGGCACGGCGGTATTCAAGATGGAGGATGGCAGGATATATACCTATGACTTTACGCGGACTACGTACAACTACAACCTTCCGCACATCTATTACTTCTATCTCTGTGCGGATGCTATTCAAAGGCAGATTGAGCAGGCTGAGGGTGCAGACAGCGGCGAATTGGGCACACTGGTCTCGTTCTCTGTTCGCGCAGGGAAGCGGTCTGTCACCATCTATGTGACGGATGAGGAACCGGCCATCTACTTCGACTTCCGAAATGCTTTCAACGTGGATGAACGTATCTTCATCTATGGCTCCATGAAACTGAAGACTTCCTTCGACCGCAAGGAGGCTTCCTTGGGTGGGAACACCACTTTCTATAACATGTCGGAGGAACGGAAGTATGAGGTGGAAACGGTGCCTATGTCCATGGAGGAAGCGGAATGGTTTAATGAGTTCCTTGGCTCACACTACGTCGAGCGGGAACTGAACCAGGACTGGCAACCGACCGTGCTTATCAGTGATATTTCATCGGAAATCAGTGACAGCGCAAAGGATCTTATCAAGATGAAGTTCTCTTGGCGCTATCAGATTAACGCTCGGTGGATAACTACAGACCGTTACCCACAGCAGTTCACCGCTCCATTTAATGATACGTTCAAATAGATAATCCCATGCAAGCTATTCATCTTTCTACGGCAAGGCGCATACTGCAAGCGCCGGAACCCGTCTCACTGCGCGTCTGGGCGAAGGACGGACGCATACTGGAGTTCAATAACGCCATTCCCCTGCGATACAACTTCTACGAAGGTACGCAGCAGTTCAAGCTGTTGGCTTCTCAGCAGATACGCACTATCCGCTTAGCCTGCCTCTTTGAACTGAATGGAATGACCGTGTTCCTGTAGCGTCTTTTCTGCGCAGCGCCTGGCGTTGTACTTTTGCATTATGAAGCGAACGACATCCATAGAGAATATCTTCCGCCCGCTCTCGGAATGTACCGTGCAGTCTGCCCTAACCAATGAGGTGCAGATTGCGGACATCCTGGAATGGGTGCTGAAACAAGTGGGCACATCTGAGGTGTGGCAGACATCGTTCTCTATCAGCGAGGAGTTCTTGCGCCGACTGTACTTCATCACTCGTGATGGTAGTGCATCGGCTATTCACCTGGTACTGGATTTCAAAGCAACCAACAAGACGCTTTCGCTGTGGTGCTTCATCAATCAGGTGATTGCTTCTACCTTCCTCGCTGACAACCACTCCAAGATTCTGCTCATCCGCTCCGAACGCGGGGATAAGGTGTCTATCATCACATCGCAGAACTTGACACGAGGCAACCGTAATGAGTCGTACATCATTACTACTGCCCCGGACGTGTTTGACAAGTTCCTGGCTGAAGTACAGGACTTGATTAAGAATCATGCCGTCCCACTGTCAGAGATACTAAATCAACGTATAACCAAAGAATAATTCACTATGACATTTTCAAAAGAACAACTGGAAGAAATCGAGAAGTGGGCTTCTATCTATCTGCCTATCTCGGACATGGCTACACTCATGGGGATTCCGGCGGATATGCTCCGCGACGAAATCCGTAACAAGAACACGGACGTTTCTAAAGCCTACCACAAGGGTAAAGCTGCGTCGCGTGTGAAGCTGCATCACCAGGAGATGCTGCTGGCGCAGGTGGGGTCGCCTGTCGCAATAGAGAATGCTCACCGCAATTTGCTCGACATGGAAGATGACGAGTAAATCGTTCTTCTCTCTTAACTCTTAACTCCCTCATGCCTTTCCCTTCTATCCACGAAATAGTGCAGTCCGACTTCTTCGCGCCTGAAGACGTGCTGAGAGATAAATTCCCAGCAACTTCAGTCGAGCGCGTACTGCGGCTCCGGGCTCTTTACAACTGGGTTATCTCTAACCCCGACTGTAAAGACAAGGAGTTCGTGGATGAAGCCATCTGTCGATACGCCATCAGCAAGACGCTGGCTTACGATGACCTCAAAATCATTAAGTCGGTGTTGCCGCATATCACCGAGGCTTCACGCGACTACCACCGATGGAAGTACAATGAAATGATTTTGGAGACATACCAGATGGCAAAGAAGCGAAAGGATACGAAGACAATGGAGCGTGCGGCTACGTCTTATGCCAAGTTCAATAACGTGAACGTGGAGGATGAGCAGTCTGTCCCCTACGACATGATCGTGGTGCAGCCATTCACCGCGACGGATGACCCGTCGGTGCTTGGCATCCAGCCGATACCGAACATCGAGAAGAAGATTGCGGCACTCATTGACAAGTATCGCGCGGAGTCCATGGACATCGACGACATTGAGTTTGAAGATGCGGACATCATCGATCCTGCATTTGAGGAGATTGCGGAGTCGGACTTCGATAACAATTAAATCGTTATCTATGACTATCATCAAAAACATAAACTGGGATGCCACGCCGTTCTTTGAGCGTCTGACAGCGCAGAACAGGCTGGCACGACAGGAACACTTCACCTTTCATCGGGTGAGTGGACTGGAGGGCTTCGAGGAAGCACTGCATACCCTTCAGTCGTGTACGGCCTTCGTCTGTGTCTCGGACATCGCTCAGGGCTACACGGAACTGAATAACACACCGCACACGCGACGCGTGAAGACGGTGTTCTTCGCTATGCGTCACGCGCTCGATGACATGACAGCCAGGCAGGAGTGCATGGATATCATGCGGGAATTGTTCCGGCAGTTTATGTCTGTCCTCATGCAGGAGAAAGTGCGCATCGAAAGGGAACATATCTATCTCGACCCGCGTATCTCGTTTCAGGAGATTGATACGTTCTTCTTCTCGGGCTGCGCCTGCGCTTTCTTTCAAGTGGCCACGGATGTTTATACCGACCTTCGGTTTAACATCAATGAATGGGAGGATGATGTGACATCGGACCGCATCTTCAATGATTGTTTCACTAATCAATATGCCTAATCATGGATATAAAGGAAATCAAAGCTCAGTTGGCTGAGTTCAAGAACATCAAAGCAAAAGGTGCCATCACGCCGGAGTCTTTGGGCGCTTTGCTGGAGAATATGCTTGCTGTACTGTCTAACCCGCAGGCCACCGCAACGGTGCTGCAGGTGAATGTTTTCGACAGCAAGACGAAGTTCGTGCAGGATGAAAACTTGACATTGGTACTGGAGAACCTGGAGCAGCTGCAGAACTTACGTATTGCCGTGCATGTGAACTACGCTTCGGGGTCTAAAGTTCTCTTTCACGCTACCTGCGTGAAACCGAACTTTATCAGCCTACACGCGAAGGCTGGCTCTTGTGAGCTGCACCTGGCTCCGAATGGCTCGTTCACCATCAGCGGCACTAATCTTTGGTGATGGAACAGCGTACCGAACAACAGGCCATTGATGAGCGCGGTAAATATGTCCGGGCTTTCAATGACACAATGATTAAAATCTGGAAGGAGCAGATTACGCTGCTGCATGTCATCGACACGCAGCGGCTGCTCCGTTCTCCCATCGCAATAGGTATGAATGCTGATGGGAAATTCTCGGAAGTGCACCTCTCTCAGGCGTTCCTCGAATATGGCCTATGGCAGGACTATGGCACGGGAAAGGAGGTGCCACGAGGGAACAGTGGCGACCTTGGCCGTCCGAAGGTACGCAAGGAACGCCACTGGTTCAGTCGCAAATACTATATGTCTGTCATGAATATCAAGGAATTCATGGGCGACAGCCTCGGTAGGCAGTTCCAGGGCATCATATCTGATGCGCTGGACCAAAAGAAGTTCAGCAGAAATCATTAGAAAAGGCCGTGCGGTTGCACGACCTTTCTATTTAATTATTGTTCCTCTATTAAGGGCAAGCCACATCCTTCTTCTCTATATATTCCCAAGTTACGCAATGTAAAGCACCACCTTCCTTTATAAGAGGCTGTGCAAAAATTTGTATTATTGTATTCCCTGGGAATAACTTTTCAAATAATTCCTTTGCTGCTATATCACTATCGCAATCAAAATTTTCAGATAAACATGGAAGCAGTAAGCCATTGGGAACTTTAAGAAAATTGAGATAGCACCAGGAATCATTAAGTTCCTTACATCCATAATCCAGTTCTACTATATCGAAATGGGCTTCCAATATCTTCAAGAGTCTTCTATGAAACGACTTAGATTTATCTCTCCAACAACTATTCAATAGTATTCTTCCATCTTCGAGAGGTGCGACCATTCCATCAGAATGACCGCAGAAGTCTTTCATATCCCAAGGTAATAACACAATGTCAGCGCATAATGCATCCCTTAGACGCTGCAAAAGTTCATGCACCGGCCATTGAGGATTTTCACTGAAAATCTTATCTGTCATGATTACCTTATTGCCACATCTCACATAATTCCCTCCATCAAAAATTATACCCATATTTGTAGGAGTGAATAAGGACAGCTCTTTGCAGGCTTCATCCTGATTCGTAATGGTTTTTTGATAGGTTTTATATTCGACCAAGTAATCTGGCTTATATTCAAATTTTGAATATGTCCCATCAGGGAATACCATCACGGGCATATAGTCACGGCACCAATAGTTGTTGGTATTCTTCAACTCACGATGTTCTATATGCAATTTTTCTTTAAGCGCAGTATGGATGGAATTTGCAATATGCGCTGTCTTCGGATTTATTCTTAGACGCTCAGACGTGTATATAACAGGGGTTCCCATGACTGAAATGTTTAATTATGTCTACAAAGGTACGAAATTTCTACCGTTGTTCTTCTATGGTCTGTGTTAAACTGTCTTTTCAGCCCTCATTTCTTGACTGTACCTTTGCCAAAAAATCAAAGTCATGGATATTACTACACTCACTTCTCTCATCAATACGTTTCGTGCAGAGACGAAGCAGGACAGCATCACACCGGATTCGCTGGGACAGCTGCTGCAGAAAATCGTGAACGTACTGGAACAGGCCAGTGACACGGCTACGCTTCAGCTAATCGTTCAATGGAAGAATTTGATCACTGCCATTGGTTCCGTACTGAAGAGCATTTCGCTCGGTTCGGATGACAGGAATAATGTGTATCTGAATATCGAGAGCATCAACACCACAAATGGCATGGGACAGGTGAGCATATTCACCATCAGACAGGCCACCACGGAACGAGCGGGTGCCATGCGTGCCCAACAGGTCACCGACCTAAACAATGTGCGCAACAAGATGAATCATGTAGCGCAGCTGGAGCTGAAAGTGGAAGCTACGGCTTCGTCGGTGCTCCTTGCACTGCATGACAAATATAATGATGTTTTTAATGACCCGTCGCTGCTTCAGAAGGAGTTGCCGCTTGTTTCGGCTTCGCAAGCTGGGGTACTGTCTGCGGCTGACTACAGGAAGTTCAGCGAGGCTTCAGAGGCTACACCGGCCACGGCGCATCCTTTCTATCATATTGAATGTGACTCGAAGAATAATGTGCTCTATGTGAAGTTTCCGTCGCAGCTGATTTCGGAAGGATATGTGCCGTATCTGCTTCGCTATTCCAAGAAGCGACCGCGCTACAGACCTGCCGAGGACAGACAGGCGCAAAGAACGTATGGCCCGACAATGAAGGGATGGCATTTGTTCTATGACCAGAACAAGATAAAGGTAGGGCTGCATGGTTTGGTGCAGTTCGGCTATAATACGGGGTCGGATGAAAACCCGGTGTGGGAGTATTCACAGGATATCCGCTATACCTTCGGCAATATCCGCAGGGTACTTAAAGGTACGCCACCGAAAAGGACATTGGTGGGCTATAAGATTGGCTTCGGATGCCGCACTCATCTGATAAAAACCAGACGGCGCTTCCACTTCGGGATTGTGTTTGCTCCGCCCATCACAGCGAAAGGCAACCGCTCCTTGGATTTCTCAAAGGCGGTGTCGAACATCGCTGAGTTTCAGGTTCACTTTGAAGTGAAAGAGACGGAGAATTCAAAATATGGAGAGTATTACAATATAGTGGTGTCCCTATAAAAAGAGCGAGCGGCCCCGAAGGGTCGCCCGGCACACAAAGGTAGTTAGCCGACGCCAAACAACCATAAGGAGAGTGCAATCGCGCCACACCCGATGCAAAAGTACAACTATGGGTTCAAATCACAAAAGACAACAGATAACGGAGGGGATTTGTTTCTCTTCCGTGGAAATGATGCCGGACGCGAAAGGCTCGGCATTGTTCATCACAGACAGTAGTAAGGTGTTCAAGGATGACATCGACATCAGTCCGGTGTCGCTCACCGACGGCACGCAATACATGCCGTGGGGTGGCGACAACCTCATGCCGTATCACATTCTTGACATGATCGAGAAGGACGAGACCTTATCGACATGCCAAATGTTCAATGCCGAAGTTTGCTACGGCTCAGGTCTGGTGTATAACACGGCCTCCTGCGCCGCGAAAGTCCGCGAGGAAGTGGAGGACTTCTTGCTCGCCAACTCGCTGCCGTCGTACTTCCTCGGGGTATGCCAGGACTTTAAGCACTTCGGCTGGTGTGTCTCTGTCATCATCCTTGACAACGAGGGGAAGCGCATAGTGGCGCTGCACCGCAAAGAGGTGTGCTACTGCCGCTTCTCGCCAGCGGACGACAAGGGGCGTATTGAATATGTGTTGTACGCCAACTGGAACAAGTCCATTGCCTCCGTCAAAGAGGTGGAGAAAATCCCACTGCTTTCTCTTGACAGCCCTTGGGTGGATCTGCAAGAGCGGATGAAAAAGAAGAATACGCAGCGTAAGTTTGCGGTGGTGTGCCGTGTGCCTACGCCTGACAGCACATATTATCCGATACCATACTACGCTGCGCTGTTCAGGGGTAAGTGGTACAACATTAAGCAACTGATTGGCTTGGCCAAGGAAGCAAAGCTGAAGAACTCGGCTCCACTGAAATACCATATCGAGGTGTCGCAGCGGTACTGGGAGGGCATCTTCAAGCGGGAACGCATCACGGACTTGAAGAAGCAGCAGGAGCGTGTCGTGAAGGAGAAGCAGCAAATTATTGACTTCCTCACTGGTGCCGAGAACAGCGGCAAGGCGCTCTTTTCTACATTCTACATCACACCCAACGGGGAGGAGCAGCATGATGTGCGTATCTCTCGTATTGATGACACAAAGGAGGGCGGCGATTGGTCCACTGACATTCAGGAGGCAGTGAACATGGTATGCTTCACCATGCGCGTCCACTCTAACCTCGTCGGCTCTGTGCCGGGCAAGTCGCAGTCGAATAACAGCGGGTCCGACAAACGCGAACTGTACACGATTGCACAGGCACTTCAAAAGCCGTATCACGATTTGCTCTTTACCGTGCATCGCATCATCATGAAATTCAATGAATGGAAGAATGCCTACCCGGAATGCCCGTTCATTCAACTGACCACCCTGGACGAGAACAGGGATGCAAAACAAGTATCTGCCGACACGCCTCCTAATGATTAGGGGGCGTTTTGCATCGCTCTTCTCGTCGCTGACCGCTACGCATTCTGTCCTCTTCCTTCACTGTCATCTGTTTGCTTCCTCTGATTGTCCCTCATTCCTCCAGTTCCACGACAATGTTTCATTTACTTTTTCCTTCACAAAGGTAGCTGGGCGGCTCCAGTCAAGGGTTTCCAGATATTTTTCTAAAAAAGAGGTTCCCTTCGGCGTCGGAGCTGCCACTTTTTTTGAATAATACCCGGACATCCTCCCTTGACAACAGAAGCCTGTCTCCCTGTCGCTCTTCATTGTTCGTAAAAAATAAATAACATTTATGTTTCACCTTCAAAATTTCAAAACAATGAAAGCAAATGTTCAGATTTCCGTAGTGAAGAAAGAGTTCAAGAATGGTCAGCAGGGCTGGCAGGTGTTTGTAGATGGCATGGAGGGTAGGCTCCGTTGCGAAATGAATTTCAAGGATGCACTCAAGGCAATGCGTTATTGTTTCCTGCTCTCGAAGCGTTTGGAGTTGCAAATCAATGATATTCAGCTCGCGGCTCTCTCATTGTCGTACCAGCGTGCGAAAGATGCCCTTGCTCAGGTCGTCGAGGATGCAGCACAGGGTGCTGAAGAGGTGGCCGCTACAGCTGGAGCGGTTCAAGATGAGCCTGCTGAAGAAAAGTCAGAGGCTGCTCCGGAAAAGGAGCTGGTTCGCACGCCCAACAATACCCTTATCTCTCAATACGAGGAATTGAAGCGGAAACATCCTGATGCGCTCCTCCTCTTCCGTTGCGGTGATTTCTATGAATGCTATGATGAGCACGCTGAAAAAGCTGCGCAGGTTCTCGGCATCACACTGACAGTGCGCAATAGCACTGGCCGCAAGATGGCTGGCTTCCCATACCACGCTCTCGACACGTATCTTCCGAAGCTTATCCGCGCTGGTGTCAGAGTGGCCATCTGTGATCAGCTGGAAGCACCGAAAGGCCACGCTAAGGTTTCGGAAGTCGTGGAGCCTGCTTCAAAGAAGCGTTCTAAGAAGTCCGAACAGTCGGACATGTTCAACAATACATCGGAGGCTGAATAAGCCCCGATGTTTGTTCAATGTATGGCTCACGGGTTAATGCCCGTGAGTTTTTTTGTGCTAAAAAGGATGAATGATAAATTTTCTAAGGTGCTGAAATCAGCACGGCCATCCTCGCACCCTAATCACCTACTGCGTAAGATGAGTGTGCCGGATGGGTTTGAATAAACACACCGTGCACGTCCTTAACGTCCCAATCACTCTGATAAGAGATTCGTAAGCACAGGACTTGGATTTCTTTTCTCTCATCTTTCATCAAAAATCACTTACTAACGAAGATTTTTGCTGTTCAGATGTATAATTTCCGCCTTTTTTCGTACCTTTGCAGAAGCATCAAGAGCAGGAGCCTTAGGCTCACTCACCAACCGAGCATTAGGATGCCACGGTGGTCAAGGCTGCGATTAAGCGAACACAGAGAAATGTATTTCTATGTTGAGCGAAAGCAGGCTCGCCAATATAATTGGCAGGGTACGATGCGGAAGTCAAATTAGTTATTCACTTCAAAATGATCCTAAGTATGGAAACAATTGATTTTTATGCAAAGTACGCAGCGGAGTTCCGCGCTGCTTCTACCCAAAGTTTAGTTGAAACATTCAATAAATCCGTAGGCAACTACGGATGGTCTTCGATGCGAGCCACATACCATGCGGCTCTGATTGATGAATTTGTCCGCCGTGGAATAGACATATCTGCTATTCACGACGGCAAATCCACGTCGTTCGCACACAGAGTTGTTCTAAGTAATGAGCAAAATAAATTGGTAATTGCCGAAGGGAAGTAACCCTTCTGCTCTTACATCCTCAAAGCCTTTCCTGTCGTCTGCTCTTGACGGGAAGGGCTTTGTCTTTACTGGGCATCGTCTTTCAGAGAGCTATGATTTGAGTGGGCTAACCTTATACTTGTCCGAGTATTGTACCACGCCGCTTATTCGCCGCTCCTGCATGGCACTCACTTCCGAAGCGGATGCTCTGACTTCTCCGCTCCTGTGTTGTGGCCGCTTCATGCTGTGCCACGAGTCCCTATTCTTAAACAGCACTCGGTCAATTTCCTTCTGATGCTGTGCAGTCCCTATGCTACCGGGTGACAGGACACGCCATAAACATCTTACACCAGTGCGTCCCCTCGTAATGTCTGGCTTTCCACCGCGCATTCTCCCATCTTCGCGTAAGCCGTGCCCCTGTTGTTGGTCTGTGTACACGCCAAGGCACTGCATCTTCAGACAGCCATCTGTGCCATCATGCTTGTACTTGTTTCCTCTTCCTTAATCTCTTTTCCCCTTTGTGTCCTACGCCCTACAGGTAAGGGGTAAGCATTTCTCACTCTTCACGGACACACGCTTCACCCTCTGCCGTCTGGCACATCCCGTCCCACCTCCGGCTACTTCATCCCCATCTCCAAGGTGCAGGGATATTTGTTGCCTTTCACGGTGCGAGCATCTGCCCAGCCATTGGTGCTGCCGTATTCCTGAGTTCTTCAGCCGGCATCCTTCCGTCGGCTTTTTACCGCCATAATGGACAATCTTTTACATCATTTTCCTCTCTGCGTCAGTGCTCCTTTCCTACGTGCGCATCTGGCACCTGCTGGGTGCTTGCAGCATACTCGTGTCTGTCTCGTACATTTTGATATTGTCATACTGCAGCCCGCCTTATTTTTCCTTTGCAAAGGTAGTGCAAGCGCAATTTGGCAAGTACCAGTCCCAAGTTCTTATTACCGAACTTTTTTCAAAATCTTTTGGGACAAGCCGCAAAACATTTACTATGTCCTGAAGGTGAAAAAAGTGCGCTAATTCCTTGCCGTTACATTGCTTCTCCTTGCTTACTCTTTTATGCACGTAAAAATTAAGGCTCCTAAGCCTGCAGTATTAACAATTTAATCTCAAAATTATGAGTACTACAACAAAGACACGTAGAGCGTATGCTAAAAAGGCAAGCGCAGGTTCCCAGGGCGAAAGCGCACAGGAAAGGGCACTGAATCTCTTCGCAGAGATGATGATTGAGAAAATTGAGTCCATCATGGGTGATTGGCAAAAGCCGTGGTTCACGGATGGAGGCCTTTCATGGCCGAAGAATCTCAGCGGCAGACACTACAATGGCATGAATAGCATGATGCTCTTGATGCACTGTGAAAAGGAAGGCTACAAATATCCTGTCTTCTGCACCTTTGACAGAGTGATGGGGATGAATTACAATCGCTCGTCGGTGGGCAATGTGCCAGCCGTGGATGCAGAGGGCAATAAGCGTCCGATGGTGTCCGTCAAAAAGGGTGAGAAGAGCTTCCCAGTTTTCCTTACCTGCTTCACGGTCGTTAATAAGGACACGAAGGAGAAGATTAAGTACGAGGAGTACAAGCAGCTTTCCGAAAGCGAGAGGGCACAGTATGATGTCTATCCGAAGATGCAGGTGTACAATGTCTTCAACATTGATCAGACAAACATCAAGGAGGCTCGGCCTGAAATCTACGAGAAGATTGTCCGGGAGAATGGCGGTATGAAGCCCGAACATGAGGGGGAAATGAATCATTTCGCACCGATGGATAAGATGATGGCTGAAAATCGCTGGATTTGTCCTATCACGCAGAAGCATGGGGACAATGCTTTCTACAGTATCTCAAAGAAGGAAATCATACTGCCCGAGTTCTCGCAGTTCAAGAATGGGGAGTCGTTCTACGGCACGGCATTCCACGAAATGGCCCACAGCACGGGAGCGGAGGAGCATCTGAATCGCCTGAAGCCAGCTTCGTTCGGAAGTGCTGAATATGCCAAGGAGGAGCTGGTGGCTGAATTGACAGCGGCTATGGTGGCACAGTACTTCGGTATGGACAAGTATATCAAACAGGATAGCGCACCCTATATCAAATCATGGCTCTCTTCACTGAAAGAGGATGCGCAGTTCATTAAGACAATCTTGCTCGATGTCAAGCGTGCATCGGCAATGATTACGAAAGCGATTGAGGAATGTTCCGAACAGGCAGCGAAAGCTGCTTGATTCGGTTCCTCACCGCTGAAAGGCCTGGAGCTTCGGCTTCAGGCTTTTTTCGTGTCTTTCCGTACTGCTGTTTTAAGCGGTATTTTTGCCATGTCAAAAATGGATTGCCTATGAAGCTCATTACATCAAACGAACAACTCTTGTCGCTTCTACCTAACATGGTGACCACCGTGAAGGGAGAAGCTTTGCTCTTCGACAAGATGACCCCATTTCTCAGCGCAACTGAGAAATGGCTGGAGGATAATTTCACCTCGGAGGAGGTGCTGTCGGCCATCGCTGATTTGGAGGCTTCGCATACGACCCGTATGCTCGCCTGCCAAATCGCTGCTTACGATGCTTTCCACCGTGCTATCCCGCACTTGGATGTCATTCTTACGCCTAACGGCTTCGGCATCGTCAGCAATAGTAATATCGCTCCGGCAAGCAAAGAGCGCGTCGAAAGGCTGATGGCTTCGCTGCTGGAGCATCGCGACCGCTTGCTCATGCAGTTTCAGCCTTTACTCACAGCCTTTAAGGGGTGGACAGAATCGGTGCAAGGGCGCTTCTTTTCTGCCACGATGTTCCCTAACATGGATGTCACGCTCCGCTTCCTGAAACCTTCGGGAAGTCGCTGGGAAAAATTCCTTGCGCTTCGCAGTGCAGTCATTCCGGTGGAAGAGTTCTTTGCCAGGCAATACCTTTCCAAAGAACAACTGGAGGTGTTTCGCTCTGAGGTACTGTCAGGGCAGTACCGCTCAACACGCCATCAAAGTATCTGTCGCATTCTCCAAGCGGTAGAGGTGCGCTGCTTGTTAAACAGCGACCCTACCGCGTCGATGCACTTTGAACATGATGCACTCTTCGACATAGTGAACACCATCCGAGACAACCCGGAGGAGTTCCCTGAATGGCATTCGTCGGCGACCGCCGAACTCTATGCCCCTGCTGTCTTCGAGAATAAAAAGGAGAGTCTGGGCTATTGGTTCTGACACTCCTTCTGTCTTTTCCTCATACAGGCCGTTTGTCTACCTTCGCAGCAGATAAACGGCTTTTTGTATGCGTCAAATACTAAATGTAATCATTCCGAAGTCGTGGCAGGAACTGCCCGACAAGGAGCTTCGCTTTGTCTTCCGGTTACTGCAAGGCGAGTATTCACTGACACAGATAAAGACCTTATGCTTGCTTCGCTGGGGACAGCTGAAAGTTGTCCGCAGGGAAGGCGCTGTCTTTATCGTGCGTCATCATAAGAAGAATTATCCCCTTACTACACTGCAAATCTGTGAAAGCACTGAGGCATTGGCATGGCTCGGTGATTTCCCTCAATACCCAGTCCGTCTGTCGCGGATTGGGATTTACCGCCCTGTCAGGGCTGATTTTCAGAATGTCAGTTTCGGGGATTTCCTGGCACTTGATAATCTCTATCAAGGGTATCTCCAGACACAGCGCGAAGAGCTGCTGCATGACATGGCACTTGTCATGTATCAGACGAAGCATATTCATCTTTCAAAGGTGGAACAAATCAACATCTTCTATTGGTTCACATCGTTGAAACGATGGTTCGCCAATATGTTCTCGCACTTCTTCAAGATGGAGAAGTCGGACGAGAACGGTTCCACCATGCTTTCGTTCAAAGAGCTTCAGCAAAACATGAATACGCAGATCCGCGCCTTGACGGGCGGGGACATCACCAAAGAAAAAGAGGTGCTGCAAATGGACTGCTGGCGTGCGCTCACAGAGCTTGAAGCCAAGGCAGTCGATTACGAGGATATGAAGAAACATTCTAAATCATAATCTTATGGATAAACAGTTTACACTCAAATTGCAGGAGTGGATGGCCACACCTGCCGAGAAAAGGGATTACGAACAGGGGGCGTTGTTCCTCCTACAGTTGACGAACAACAAAATCCTCTATCGGAACATCAGCCGCGACCCCAAGCGGCACGCTGATTTCATAGAGTTCAAAATCAATCGCTATCTCCAATACCGACTGCAAGACCTTACTCACGAGGAGGTACAGGACATGCAGCGGAAAGTCGATAGCATAGCGGTAGAGCACGCTCTGGATAAAGCACCTGCTGCCACCTCGGAGCAGGGCTACACGCCCAGCACGGAGGCGGAGCAGTTCAGAGCCGGCAAGCGTGCCGACCATGACACGCTGCCTGCTGAGATTCAGGCACTCTTCGTTGAAAATGCGGACATCATGCGCAAAATGCGCGAACTGCATCTGCAGCTGCGCAATCTCTCAACAGCAAATGCCACCTGCCCGGATTCCGACCGCTATCCGTTCCTCAAAGAGTTGATTGAACTGGATAAGCGGTATCACCGTAATTGGCAGGCGTATGATAACTTCAAGCCGGAGCACACGGAAAGCAGCGCAACTGCTTCCCTTGGACAGGGAGGTGTTGCAACCACCTCGCTGCCCAGTGCTCAGGCTGAAGTCGTCATCAACGAAGAAGCGCGGCAGCTCCAAAAGAACATCCTTCGCCAGATAAACCTGGCTAAGGGTCGCTATAAGAAGCAGCCTTCAGAGAAACTGAAGGCTTCCATCGCTGACCTGTACGGACAGCTTACCGCTCCATCGGATGCTCTTTCCACCGAACTCAAAGAGTTGGGCATTATCTAATCATCAATTCTATGCCTTATGAAAACATCAGCTAAAATTCAGTACTTCATCGCCGTGGCTGCTTTCATTGCGGCCATTGGCTTCGGCATCGCGGGGTTCTGCACCCCTCCTCCTGGTGAGGTACATGACTCTGTCTTGTACCTCATAGCTCAGTTCCTGCTGCTCACGGCATCTATACTGGGTGTAGGTGCCATGTTCACATCGCAGAAGATTTCTCTGCAGAAGAAACTGCAGAACATGAATGAAAAAAAGGAGGAAGAGTAATGCGCTCCATAAATGAGATCATAGTTCATTGCTCGGCTACGCCGGAAGGAAGAGATTTCACCATTGCGGACATCACACGCTGGCACAAGGCACGCGGCTTCCGGACGATAGGTTACCACTTCGTGGTCTATCGCGACGGAAGCGTTCACGCTGGACGTCCGCTGGAACAGATGGGAGCGCATTGCCTGAAGCATAACAAGCACTCCATAGGGGTATGCTACATCGGTGGCTGTGCCACTGATGGGCGTACTCCCAAGGACACACGAACTCCCGAACAGAAGGAGGCTCTCGTGAAACTCCTGACGGAACTTCACAAACGCTTCCCTCATGCCACGATACACGGGCATCGGGATTTCGCTGCTAAAGCTTGCCCTTCTTTCAATGCCACGCTGGAATACAAGAAACTGACAATGGTCATACTTCTTGTATTTGCTTGCATCTTCCTCTCTGCGTGTAAATCCACGCAGCGGACGCTCGTAGAAAAGGTAGATAGCACGAGGCTGGAAACAGCTTCTACATCTACCACTTCTCTCGCTACTGACAAGTTCCTGCAGAGCCTTGTCCTGAATATCGACAGCATCGTGCTTACGTCGCTGTCTATGCCGCAAATGTTGGAAACCGCCGATGGAGCAGGCTGCATCGAGCGGACTTCCAACATCAGCGGCAGTGGAGCTTGCTCGGGAGCAACCCTCGCAAATCCTGCGCTTCAGCGCACGGGGACATCGCTACCGCGCCTTACTCCTACGCATCCGCGCATTAATGGTACTAAAGTAATTATTCATGGCTTGCGCCTTCAGTCGAACACTGCCGACAGCAGTAGCGTTATCACGGTTAGCACCGACAGCAGCACGCAACATTCCAGGCACACCTCGAATGTAAAAGCGAAAGAGAAGAAGGTGCCATCTGCTCGATGGCCACTATCTTTAATAGCCATAGCCGCCATCGTCATAGCGGCACTGGCTTGGCTTATCCGTAAAGGGATGATGTCTTCATAGCAACCCTCCGCTTGTTCGCCTACGGCTGCAAACAGGAAGATGTACCCTTAGTAAGTGTTGGCTCGCTTCACGGCGAAGAGGATATGGGGCTGTATCACATTCGGTGACACGTCATCGAACAAGATGCAGCCCTTTTCATATCCTTTCCGCTGTGGCTCACTGGCACACACACTATGGGTACCGCTGCGCTCATCTTCTTGTTTGACTGCCTCCGTCTCTCTGCACTACTGGCGCTATGGGCATCATCTTTTCCTTACGGTTCCTCCCTTAGTGCCGTAACACCTTCCCGTGCTATGGATTGCATCTATACGCAGGGGAAGGCATTACCGCACATCGGGGCTATCACGCGCACACGCGAGATATAATAAGGTACGGGCAAGTATGAAAGTGCAGGTAGCAAGGTATTGCTATCAACACTTTCACACACGCCCGACAGCATCTTACCGCCCGATGAGGGCGAGGGGTACATAGCGCACTCCTAAAGTGCCGTAAACCTTTGCCCTTTTCGGGCGATAGTGGCAAAGCAAAGGCAGTCAGCAAAAGCAGAGACCCTAAAGGCTTGCAGAGATTAGAAACCCTTTGCCCTTTTCGGAGGTGGGCAGTATCACAAAGGCAGTCAGCAAAGGCAGAGACCCTAAAGGCTTGCAGAGATTAGAAACCCTTTTCCCTTTTCGGGCGATATGGCAGAGCAAAGGCGGTCAGCAAAAGCAGAAACCCTATAGGCTTGCGGAGATTAGAACCCTTTGCCCATTTCGGGCGATATGGCAGAGCAAAGGCGGTCAGCAAAAGCAGAAACCCTATAGGCTTGCGGAGATTAGAAACCCTTTGCCCTTTTCGGAGGTGGGCAATATCACAAAGGCAGTCAGCAAAGGCAGAGACTTTTGCCCTTTGTGGCTTGATGAGACTTTTCGCGCTTTCGGAAGGCTTTCGGCTCACGCATAGACTACATATTCCGCACGAGACGAGGGGCAGAGGAAGCACACACAACGCAGGGCGGTCGGGGGCTGCTCTCGCGGAAACAAGGGGAAAATCCTTTTCCCCTTGACCCCATTGTATTGATACACAGCCATTTCGATTTTTGAGTCCTTGAAAAACTCAAAAATCTCTTAAAGCCCTGCAAATTCTTACGCTTTTGTGGTCTTTTCTAAGCCGTTTTACGTCTTTTCCTGGCTGTTTCTGAAGCGGTATTTTTGCGCCATAAACAAACTTTATCAGCGAAAAATGAGTGATTTGACATCGAAAGCAACTGTGGAGTTGCAGATAAACGGGCAACAGGCGCAACAGACACTTTCACAACTGCGGCAAAATGCCTTGCAGTTGGAATCGGCTATCGCCAAGGCTGCTGCCACGGGCAACAAAACCGACCTGAAGCGCCTGCGTAAGGAACTCACGGACACCAAACGGCAAATCCGTGAGATTGAATCGGCAACACAGCAGGTGGAGCATGTCATGCGTAATCTTGACAAGGCTACACCGCGTGAGCTAAACAAGGCACTTCAAACGCTCAACCGCCAGCTGGACTACATCGAGCGAGGCAGTGAAGCGTGGAAGGCACAAACGGATAAAATCAAACGGGTGAAGGCGGAGCTTAAAGCGGTGAACGACCAACTGCGGGACAGTGAGGGGTTCTGGGACCGCTTTAACCGAAAGATGAATGACTGGCAGACGACACTGGCTGCAGGTGCTGCTGCCGTGACGGGGCTTGTCATGGCGGGGCGCTCTGCCGTGAAAGCGTATGCGGACATGGACGCAGAAATGGCGAATGTCCGCAAGTTCACAGGAATGACTGCGGAACAGGTGGAGCTGCTGAACGAGGAATTCAAGAAGATTGACACACGAACTGCCCGTGAGGACTTGAATAAACTGGCTGAAGAAGCAGGTAAGCTGGGTAAGACTTCACAGGAGGATGTCTTGGGATTTGTCCGCGCTGCCAATCAGATTAACGTGGCTCTTGATGAGCTTGGAGATGGGGCTACACTGACGCTCTCGAAGCTGACTAACATCTTCGGCGACGAGGAACGCTTGGGCACGGAGAAAGCTTTGCTTGCCGTGGGTTCTGTCATCAATGAACTTTCGCAGAACTGTACGGCATCGGCTCCGTACCTCGCTAATTTCGCACAACGAATGGCGGGTGTCGGCGCACAGGCGCGAATGACAATACCTGAAATCATGGGGCTTGCTGCCGTGCTGGACTCACAAGGTCAGAAGGTGGAAATGTCTTCTACTGCCGTGTCGAAGGTGATTATGGACATGTTCAAGCAACAGGACCAAATCATCAAGGCTACTGGGCTGAATGCACAGAAATTCAAAGAGACGGTCACACGGAACACCAATGAGGGCCTGCTGATGCTCCTGGAGCAATTGCACTCCTTGGGTAACATCGACGTGCTGGCTCCTGTCTTCAAAGACATGGGCGAGAATGGTGCCCGTGCAGCTCAGGTGATTTCTGCACTGGCTGGTAATCTGGAAATGATACGCTGGGAGCAGGAGGAAGCGACTAAGGCTTTTGAGGAAGCGAACTCGGTCACGGAAGAATACAACGTGCAGAACAATACGGTGCAGGCTGGACTTGACAAAGCTCGCAAGCGTGTAACGGAAATGGCGGTAGAGCTGGGTGAGAAGCTGCAACCGGTCATGAGACATGTGCTTTCTTCTACCACGCTCTTACTGCGCTTGCTATCTACCTTCGTGGACTTCGTTGGTAAATACAAGGTGGAAATCATTTCGGCAGCGGTGGCCATCGGTGTGTATAATGTGGCGGTGAACTTGGCCACGATACGCACAAAGGCACTGGCTGCTGCTCATGCGGCATGGAACTTGATAGTCCGCACTGGAAATGTGCTGCTGCCTATCTATAACGTGCTAGTATTGGCTACATCGGTCGCATATAACAAGGTGGCTGGCAATGCGACTCGGGCAGCTGCTGCCACGCGCTTGCTGAATGCGGCCGTAAAAGCGAATCCGTTTGGATTATTAGCTACGGCTCTCGTGGCAGCGGTGGCGGCAATAGCGGCATGGCAGTCCCGTATGCGCTCTGCCCGGGAGGAACAGGAACGACTGAAGCGTGAATCTAAACAAGCGGCTACGGAAATCAAGGCGGTGGAAGGGAAAATCGGGGAAGAGACATCGGCTGTAAAACGTCTGAAGGAGGCGATTGACAGCGAGAACATCGGCAGCAAGAAACGGAATGCGCTCATCAATGAGTTTAATTCACGCTTTCGCCCGTATCTTTCACATCTGCTGACTGAGAAATCAACGGCGCAGGATCTGGCGAATGCCTATGCTGAGGTAGTACGCAATCTTCGTTCGAAGTTACTGCTGGAAGCCAAAGAGAAGGACTTGAAGGAGAACGTGGGTGTACGCTATGGCTGGGAAGCACAGCGACTGGCAGACTATGACAAGGTGGCACGGGAAAAGGGTACGGCCATGACTGGTGCCTGGCTGAAAGCTGCCGTGGACGAAGAGTATTCCAAGGGGAACATGAACGTCAGGTCACTACAGGATGCTGTTTTCAAAAATCATATCGGACCGCAAAGGCAAAGGGAAGGATATTATAACAGTGTGGAGAACCAGTTAGACACGTCATTAGGCGACCTTTCTACTGCCTACATCCGTCAGTATATCAGTACGCGCGTGCATGAGCAACGGGTGAATCGTAAATGGCAACCGTATCAGAAGGATATCGACGCGGCCATAGAAGCAGGCATGAATGTGGATGATGGTGGCGGCGGTGGCACAGGGAATGTGCCTACTCCTACGCCCACTACGGACACCGGTGGCGGCTCTACCGATAAGTTTCAGGCAGAAAAGGACTGGAAAGCAAGGGAGGAAGCCACTAACCGCATCGCTTACGCTACAGGCGAGAAGGACTACATAGCCTATACCAAGCGGATGCTGGAGATTGAGGTGGACTTCAACAAGAAGAAACTGGAACATACTGACCTCTCTTCGGATGAGCGGCTTTCCATTCAGGCTGCTTACTACGAGGCGGTGCAGAAGCAGACTGAGAATAACAATAAGCTGACCATCGAGGAGGAACAGGCTGCATACAATGAGAAGGTGGCGATTGAAAAGCAGAGGTTCATCGACGGAGAGGTGTCTTCAGCGGTGTATCAAGAGACATTGGAGCAGATGGAAATGGACCACCTGCGCAAGATGGCTTCGCTGTATGCAGAGGGTTCCAAGGAGCAGCTGCAAATCCAAAAGCAGTTGCAGGATAAACTGGTGGCTAATCAGCAACGGCATCAGCGTGAGACGGAGGCTGCGGAGAAAAAGCATCAGGACGAGCTGGCAAAGATGAAGGACAAATACTTCGGGGACAATCCTTCGGAGCGTCAGGCGAAGTATGCTGCCGACCTCGCCCTGCTGACTGAGGTATATAACCGTGAAATCATCGCTGCCGGAAACAATGCCAAAGAGAAGCTGCGCATCGAAGAAGCATATCAGAAGGCACGGCTGGCCCTCATGGAGCAGTATAACATCGAGGGGGCAGAAAATAACAAGGGATGGCTCCTGCAATGGAACGAGGACATGATGGAGTTCCTGGAGTCGGACTTCGGAAAGGCGGTGAGTGGCACGCTCGATGTGTTCACGTCGTCAATGAGCAGCGTGTTCCAACAGCTGACAACGATTGTTCAGGCAGAACTGGAGATACAGACAGCAGCCATCAATCGCAAATACGACCGTGAGATTTCGCTTGCAGAAGGGAATAACTACAAAATCAAACGCCTGGAGAAGCAAAAGGAGAAGGAGATTGCCAAAGCGAAGAACGAGGCAAACAAGAAGATGTTTGCTATGCAGGTGATCCAGGCTGTGGCGCAGACGGCTACGAATGCCATCAATGCGTATGGCTCTGCAGCGGCAATCCCTTTGGTGGGTTTCATCATGGCTCCTATAGCAGCGGCAGCAGCAGTGGCAGCGGGTATGTTACAGGTAGCAGCCATTAAGAAACAGCAGCAGGCTTCGGAAGCACAGGGCTATGCCTCTGGTGGCTTCACGCCTGAAGGTCGCGTTGATGAGCCGGTGGGTGTCGTCCATGCCGGGGAATGGGTGGCTTCGCAACGATTGGTGCACAATCCAGCTACACGGCCCATTCTTGAAGCACTGGACTATGCGCAGCGGACGAACACCATTGGCTCACTCTCGGCAGCGGATGTGTCTTCGTCGATTACGGCTCCTGCGGTGCTGGCAAATTCTGCTGTGCGCTCGCAGTCGGTACCGCAACAGGTGATTGTGCAGAACGTGCCAGAAGCTCCTTCTGACAATGGGCTGACAGAGACAATCCGACTGCTCCGTGAGCGTCTTGATGAGCCGTTCCTGACTGTCAACAGCGTGACAGGGGAAACAGGCATCAAACAGGCACAGGATGAATATGAAAAGCTGATTCGTAACAAAACACCAAAATCTCGTAGGACATGACTATCATCATAAACAAAAAGGAGGCAGTGCTGAAGAAAGGCACGTCGTTTGATTTCATCATGGAAAACCGCTTCTTCACGGGAGCTGACAGTTATACGCTGTCGATTACGTTTCCACTGAAAGGATGTGCCAGGAACATTGACATATTCGGGCATATCTACCGCAAGGACAGCAATCTTGACAAGCTGCTGCTGGAATGTGAGATTCACGATGCAAACTTCCATAAGTACGGAAGTGTGTCAATCGTGGAAATCTCAGAGCTGGAGGTGAAAACGCAATTCCTTGAAGGGCGCTCAGAGCGGAATTACTATTCTTCCTTCGATGACATTTATATCAATCAAATCCCGATGTGGAACGTGCATGACTTCGCGCATTGGTCTGCAGACTACTACATGCGTTCCTATGACAAGATAAAGGAGGACTCGGAAGAAGATGGCATTGGCGAGTATGAAGGATATGTGTGCCTGCCGTGGGTGAACAACACGACGGGGAACATGCAGAACAAACTGACGGCACAGACGACACCGGGTATCTATTACTACACGGAGGGTAGCCGCGATTATGATGCGTCCATCGTGGGGATGCCGTATCTGCTGAATGTACTCAAAAAAATCTTCAAGTACTTTGGCTTCACCTACGATTTCAGGGCATTGGAGCGGACGCAGTGGCGGCATATCATCATCTGTAACGTGCTGCCGATGGTGTGGCAGATACGTAATTTCCAGTCGGTGCTCCCGCATTGGACGGTGACGGAGTTCCTGGAACAGGTGGAGCTGTTCCTGAATGGGGAGTTCCACATTGACGAGAAAGGGAAGTCAGTATGGTTCTCGCTCAACTCGCAGACGTTTGACCAGATGAATACGGTGGTCATTTCGAACGTGGTGGAGGAACATCAGGTTGAGATTTCCAGTGAGGAGCAGTCAACGAATGACAACTATATCGAGCAGAAAAACCTGGCATACGCGGAGTGCAGCCATCAGATGTGGAAGTACTATTCATGTGACTGGGCAATAGGACAGCTGCCGAAGGTGTCGTGGACGAATATCGCTGCCATGCAAAGTGGCTTGGCTTCGTACATGGACTGCGCAGGGCCTTATAACCATAGATACTACAACTCACTGCACGTCTGCCGAGCGGAGAGCAGCTACTATGTCTTGAAGTGCTACAGGACGCAGACGATTAACAAGGTGATACATCACTATATGCGTCTGCAGCCCGTGAATATGTTCGGGCAGAAAATCGTCAACCGCAGTGAGGACGCACAGGTGGAAGAGTTGCGCATCGTGCCGGTGTGCATCGACCATACGGACATGACACGAGGGGATGTTATATTCATGGAATGTGGCACGCTCGGCGACGATACGGAAGATGCGGAGGATAAGGATGAGAACCAGACGCAGGCGGTGAACACGATTTCTGCCGGGGAGAAGGAGAAGAAAGAAGAGTTCTTCGATAAGATTTATGTGGGCTTCTGGGATGGCAACCTCCGTCGTACATGGCCACAGATGCCGATACCAATCATTGACCCGTACATGATGGATCAGTTTAATCTGCTTATCCAGGCGCATTACTCCATGCGGCTGACTGGAGCAGAGAAGCCTGAGACACGCACGAATAACTACCACATAGACCAGTCCGTCAAGTTCACATTCAAGTTCCTTGTCAAGGACGGGGCTATCCCGGACGTGCGCAGCATCTTCTACATCCACGGCAAAAAGTACATGGCAGAAAAGATAACTGCGACGTTCTCTGCCGAAACAGGAATGTCGCAGCTACTGAAGATGGTGTGCTATCGGGTGCTATAGTGGTAACAAAAAGGCTGGATTTTGTGTTACTAAAGTCGTTCGGTAACAAAAATCGGTAACATAAACTAAACAAAAGAAGAGCGTAACAGTCTGAACTGCAACGCTCTTCTTTGTTTTGTTACCACTTACTTGATGACTGAGGCGAGATTCACGGAATGCCTTTCGACAGTGGTCTTCAGGATTTTGGCATACACCTGTGTTGTCTTTATGTTGGTGTGGCCCATCATACGAGCTACATTCTCGATAGGAATGTCATATGAGAGAGCAAGCGTAGCGAAGCTGTGTCTGGCAACATGGGTAGTCAACGGCTTGTGTAGCTTACATAGCACCTCAATGACATGCAGGTAGTCATTGGCTTTCTGATTGCTGATGTGAGGCAGCTTGTAGTTGTACCTCTTCAGCACTTCCATGGCAGGGGGAAGGATGGGGGTGAAGAAGTTGCAACCTGTCTTCACACGCTTGCCATCAATGTAAGCCTGGCCGTTGACGATTTCTGTCATGGTCTCAAAGTCGAAGTTCTGACTGTCCACATAGGCAAGGCCAGTGTAGGCGCAGAACACGAAGAGGTCACGAACACGCCCTTCTTTTTCGCCCATCTTTTGCTTACGCAATACAAGCAGCTCATCTTCTGTCAGCGGACGGCGAACTTTGTACTTGCCACGCTCAAACTTGCAGAGGGGGCTTTCGTAAGGATCCATAGGGATGTAGTACATCTGTGCAGCCAACCGCGTGTACATCTTCAGTATCTTATGATAGTTGTGAATGGTGGGCTGTGTACGATTGCATTCAGTGCGCAAGAAGTCGTCGAAGGCCTTCACGTTCTTTGGGGTGATGTCTGCGAAGCTGTTCAACCTACCGAAGCGCTTCATGGCATCCATCGTGACACGCTTGCGCTGCTGAGTGGCTGCTACAATATCTTCCTTGGCAATCTGCTCAATCATGAAGTCGATGAAGCCAGTCTTAGAGGCTTTTCTTTTCTGCATGTCACGATTTTCCTTCTTCTTGGCTGTATCCTTGCCAATATGAAGGTCTATGTTCTCAATGGTCAGCTCTTCACCATTCTTTATCATGGCTTCTACAACGTGCCTGTAGATGCTAACCTGTGTCTTTAACTCCTCACTGTACTGAAGCTCCTTCCACTCAAAGGGGTCACAGCTGCTGACGGTTACATACTTCCGAACACCATTGCCGAGGTAGATACGGATTTCGACCTTGCCGCGTCCGGTTTTTGCTACTTCCTTCTTCCTGTCATAGATGACGGTAACAAAATCTTTTTTCATTTGCCTTTTACTTTGCGCGGGGTGGCAGACGCAGGAAAACGAGTCGGGATTGTGGTAATCCTCTTTCTCTAAGCGATTTAAGCCGTTTGTCAGTACTTGTTTCCGCTTCTCAGTGATTTTTGTTACCACATTCGGGGGCAGTCCCAA